CAGCACGCTCAACGCCGAGTCGCGGGAGACCAGCACGCTCAACGCCGAGTCGCGGGAGACCAGCACGCTCAACGCCGAGTCGTGGGAGACCAGCACGCTCAACGCCGAGTCGCGGGGGTACTCGCGGATCTGTCTGCGTGGCTCAGCAAAGGCGACGGCTGACAAGTGCGTGTCGGTGCTGCTCATCGGCGACAAGCCACAGGTAATAGGGGGCGGATTCGTGCAGCGCGTGGTCGTCAACACAGCGCAGGCTTGGTGCGACTACTACGGCGTCGCGATCGAGACCGAGCACGCCATCTTATTCAAGAGCCTCGACGCGAACTTCGTCGCGAAGTGGCGAGGGTTTCGCTACGAGCCTGGCACAGCACCCGAGTGTGACGACTGGGATCCGAAGCGCGAATGCGGCGGCGGCTTGCATTTTTCGCCGACCCCGCGTCACGCGCTGGAGTTCTACGATTCTCCCGGACGCCGTTTCGTCGCGTGCCGTGTCGCGCTCTCCGATATCGTCGTACACCCAGACGGGGAATACCCGCATAAATGCAAGGCTCCTCGCGTAGCGGAAATTTGGGAAGTCGATATCAATGGGAGAAGAATTGGGTTATCCGGCGGAGCCGCAGGATGACTGTCGCCGCCACCTCCGGCTGGATCATCGAACACCAACACCAGGACTCCACCTGGAGCCGCGTCACCAAGGGGCTACCTGACGAGCTCTCCCAGGAGCAGGCACAGGCTTACGCAGATGCGCTGAGTCGAGAGGAGACGCTATTTCGATTTCGTGAGGGTGGGCGGTGTCGTGCAATGCTTTTGGTGAAGGAGAATGGTGATGGTTGAGCAGAAATTCTATCAGTCACAGCCCGAGGTGTTGCCGGCGACGTTGCCGGCAGGCGCACGCAACTGCAACGGCATCGTGTTCCTGTCCGAGATGCGTCTGAACGGTGAATGCTACAACGGGCGCGTACGCTTCGTGAGTGGCGCCGAGGAAGTGGGCGACGTGCATATACGAACCGTCGATTGGGCCTCGGTTCCCGTTGCGCAGCTCGAGCCCGCAGACCGCCCAATTCAAGCCGGCGATTGGGTGGAGTGTGTGAACCAGGGGACAGCGACATTTCTTCGACAGGGTGAGAAGTATCTCATAGAGAGCGTCCAGGCGCTCGATGGCAATCGCCGTCTGCAGCTGCTAGGAAGCGCCATCTTTTGGCGGGAGTTCCGCTTCAAGCGCGTCGAAGGCCCGCATTCTGAATCTGCGCCAGAGCGCGAGCCGTGCTGCATGGCCGACGCTGGAGGCTATGCGTGCTCCTGCCCACGGCCACGCCTGCATCCGGATAAGCTCTGCGCTGGCTGCGAGCAGCCCGTCGGCTACTGCGCAGAGAATTGCCCAGACAGGTCGCGCGAAAACTCATCCGTCCCCGTAGGGACCGGGAATGCTCAGTCGTCGGGGATGGGTGAGAAGTGCCGCAGCTGCTCGTCGGGTGTCGCCCTGCCAAAGCACGACTACTGCGTCTACTGCTCGAACCGCTTCGAGAAGGACGAGGGCGCGTTCAGCTTCGACGATGACGACTCGACTGCGCTGTTTGTAGGCCTGGCCTCCGAACAACCCCGCGTGAGTGCGGCTACCCGAAAGATGCTCGCTGGTGGGCACCCTTGGGAAGAGTTTGATGAATTGGAGAGCCGATGACCACTTCGACAGAGCCATCGCCAATCGTGCGCGCGTTCGGCGGTGCAACGGTTGGCTTCGAATGCCCGTCCTGCAAACGGATCCAGGTTGTGCCGGAGGCTGGCTTCCACTGGCTCAACGGCGAGCAACCAATGGACTGGGCGAAGCGGCAGTCGGCCGAGTGCTGCGGCCCTTGGCGATGCGATACGCATGGCAAGGAGCTGAAACGCGGCCATTCCTGTTCTGAGTGCCGCACGGCAGAGGACGCCGCCAAGCTTCAGAAGAAGTACGAATCGGCGACCAAACTAGCGTTGAGCGAGTACGATGGCACGTACCTGTACAGAGAGGGCTTCGGTCGCGAAGGGTTCTTTCGGGTCGATGACCTCGACGACATGAAGCGCAGCGGGGCTGTGCCGGATTGGGCGTTCGGCTGCGACGTGCGCACCGTCACGGAAGACGACTGCGATCTTGAGGACCACGTTGCGGAAGGCGTCCTCTCCGATCATCACGAGGACGCCTATGATTGGGTGGACGACGAGAAAGTGAAGGCTGCGTCGAAGCTAATTTTCGAGGCGTGCGCGGATATCAAGACGTACGACACCGACTACAGCTGCGTGGTGCTGCTTTCGGGAGAGCAAGGATGACCAATCCCACAACCCCCACCCAAGTCGAACTAGATGAGCTGGAGGCGACCGTCAAAGCCGGTACACCTGGCCCATGGCATCGCGAGATGATCGAACTAGGACCCGGCGGCCCCATGACGCTCGGAGTCGGCGCCCAGACGGCGCCCATCTGCATCGTCAACGGCATCGTCGAGTCGCCTCTCGGAAACCGCAACGTCGCGGCAATCGTCGCCATGCGCAACAGCATCGAAGCTCTGATAGCCGAGGTACGGGCGCATCGGTGGATTCCGTGCAGTGAGCGGATGCCGGAGCCGCTGGTCCGGGTTCTGGTAGCCGTTGACAGCGAGACGCACATCGGGTGCTGGGAAAGTAGTGCGTGGTGGTCACCGACAGCTGGTGATTATGACGGCCGCGTGCCCGTTGGCGAAGTTACCCACTGGATGCCGCTCCCCGCCCCACCCGCAGTGAAGGAGCCGACGCCGTGAGTAAATATGCGCCCGACTCGCCTACGTTAGAAGACCGTCCGTGTGATGTCTGCGGCCGCGACCCGGAAGATTGCATTTGCCCCGAGTGCTCAGCTTGCAACAGTCCCGGCGATCCGCTGTGTCTCGTCAGCGGTGGCCCTGGCTGCGAAAGCCTATCCGACGAGTCCAAGCAAGCGCTTCGCGCGGTGGCGCGCGCTGCCCTCGCTCGATTGGCAGTGAAGGAGCCGACTAGTGGAAGTTGAACCGAAACCAGACGTGTATCTGGAGCTCAAATGCTGCTGCGGAGCCCAACTGTTCATCGAAGCTCGCAACAAGGGCACATTCGAGAGTTACCTGAGACAGGTCGCGATCGACTTCATCGCCGCCCACAAGCACACGTGCGCAGGACCGCCCGCAGTGAAGGAGCCGAGGTGATGGCTGAAGCGATGCCATGGGTTTTTGGTCACAAGCTTGAGCACCACGCGCCATCGGGGCTGTTTATAGCCGATATCGGCACGCTGCGAATCGGCATCGAGAAGCAGACTCACTCCTATGCCTGGTTCGTTGGCCACGTGGCGCACGGGGTGGCGAACAGTCGGCTGCTCGCGGTCGACGCAATCAAAGATGAGATTCGCAAGCTTCGGGACCAGCTGCAGGAGATAACCAAATGACCGACTCAACCAAGCCCGGAGCCGGTGCGGCGGTGACGCGAACAAGCCTAGCCGCAGAGGCGCTGGCTTTGCTGACGGGATTCAGTGGCGCCCCGTTGTCACATGGTGACCTGACGATTATTCGCGCTGCGCTGACCGCGGCGAGCGGAGAGCAGCAGAGCGCCGTGCTCGACCTGGCGGCGGAATACGTTCGCGGCCAACGATCCCGCGACGCTGAGGTGGAGAGGCTGACTCGGGAGCTGGCGGAGACGAAGGCTGGGTTAGCCCAACACGAAGCCATTCCCATGCTCGCTGAGATGAGTCGCGATCGACTGGCGAAAGACCTGGAGCTGGTCAACGATGCCATCAACTACGACACGCACCCGACTGCGGTACTGGCCTTCCAGCGGATTGAGGATTGCATCACCGCAGCCCTGGCTCGAGGTGGCAAATGACCGAGACGGTGGAGAGATGCCCTATCTGCCGCAGACAGCTCGGCACCAACCCGCCCACGGTTGTTGGTTGCTGCTACGTCCACCTTTTCGAAGGTGACGAAGGTACCGCGGGCGCGCATAGGTGGGACTGCTACGAGAGGGGCGTTGCCATTCGTGACGCCGAACTCGCCACCCTTCGCGAGCGGGAGCGGCTGGAACCAATCGAGCTTCCGCCTGTCGATTCTTTGCCGCCGCTGAACGTCGACCCCGACGCTTTGCCAAAGCTGCGTGAACATGCGCGCCTCGCCCGTGAAGAGCGAGAGCTGGAAACTGCGGTGGTCGAGGCTGCTGTTGACTACGTCGGCTCGTTGGATGCCGGTACACCGCTGGACCGCGCAATCGACGCGCTTGTCGCTCATCGACAGAGGAACAACGATGGAAACCGCTGAAGAGTTTGCTGTACGCCTCGTAACGCATCTGGCTGATACGCTGATCGCGTCGCGCATGAGCCCTCGTGAAGCGAAAGCACATGCCATAGCGCTCATCGAAGCAGACCGCGCCGCCGTGGCGCTGGCGGCGAAGCGAGAGGTTCTGGAAGAGATTCGAGACTACACGGCTTCCGCGTACCCGAACTCTGGTGACTGGCAGCGTCGCTACGAAGCTTTGCTGAGTTTTCTCGACGCCAAGTACACGCGACACGGAGGCGTGAGGTGAGCAAGCGACAAGTGTGGGTCGTGGAATACAAGGCTCGCAACGGATGCTGGATGACTCAAATCCCAGCCCATTCGCGCAAGCAAGCTCATGAGTACCTGAGCGAGTTTCGTCGCGTGAACCCGAAATTGGAATCCCGAGTTGAGCGCTATGTCCCATCGTCGTCTGACGCGGCGGTAGCGGCTACGCTGAGGAGCTGGCAACATGAAACCGAGTGAACGCATTGCACAGCTTGCCGATTCTCTGCGCCCTCATCTGAAGGGGACGAGTCTGGAAACCAGTGAGGTCGAGTTGCGCCTTTGCTGCGTCATCACCTACCTCGACGAGGCGGAAGAGCGGCGGCATCCGATTGCGAAGGCTCGCCCGGAGAAAGCACCAGAGACAAAGCTTCTCGTGTCCGATTCGTGGCAGCGAAGCAAAATAGCCAGCGACCCGGAGGTCGACACCGAAGCAGGGCTACCGCTTCCGCTGAAGTTCGAGCCGACGCCGATGATATCAGAGCCACTCTCACCGGAGAGCTTCGCGGCAGCTGCGGCGTTTCATGCTCACCCAGCGCCACCATCGTCACCGGGTGAGGACAAGCCGGAGCGCGCGCTGGAAGGCTGCGCGAAGCACGGGCACATCCACTGCACCGAATGCCAACGAGAGCATGCCGTTCGCAGAATTCGTGAAGAGCGCGACCACTATCGGGATAAGAAGCAGGAAGGTGACCAGCGAGAAGCGTCGCTGTTGGACGACATCGGTCAGTTTCGCGAGGAGCTAGAGCGGGTCAGGGCGGAGAAGGCGAGGCTGGAGACGAAGCTGCGCGAGCATGCAGACGCAGATGGTATCCGGGCCGAGCTTGCGAAGCGTGAGGCGGAGCTCAAAAGCTTGTTCGTGGTGGCTGAGGCCGCGCGAGAGTTGAGCGGCACCTGTCGGAAATTGCAGTCGGTTGTGGAGGCAGCACGCTACATCGTTCGCTTGAAGCATCACCCCATGGGCGAGCAGCACGACGAGAATGCTATGGCGAGCCTGATGTTGCGATTGGACGAGCTCGACGACGCTGCCCTAGAGCAGCCTCAAGCTGAGCCGGAGAGGGAGATTGTGGTGGGGTTGACCTGCCAGTGGCACGAGGAGCACGAAGCCGACGACGGCACCATAACAACGGGGCCCGATTGCGGTGAGCCGGCTACCTACCGTTCCTGCATTCCGTACATGAACACGCCCACCTGCGCGCAGCACAAGTGCCGATGCGCCAAGCCGATCGCCAGCGACCCGCCGGTCAGCGAGGGGGAGGGGTGATGCCTCAACCCCAAACAATCACCCACGTGGCCATCAGGTTCCGAGGCGCAGTCTACTCGCTCCCGGCTCCCAATCGCCACCACGACGTAATCCGGATGATCGTTGAACAGACTGGCGCCGAATGCGTCGACGCGCGCGATGACGACCAGGGATTCTTGATCGACGGCGAGCGCTATTGTCGCCGTCGTCCAGCGTTGCGAATCGCGCTGGAGTCTGGCCAGTGCAAGCCCGACGCGCTTGGGGTTCGGCTGGGTCGGCTTTTCTCGGAGGACGTGTGGTGATGGTCCTGCTCCAAGTGTGGGCCTCCGGCATGCCCATCGCGTTCGGCGTGTACGTTTGGGCGTGCGGCACGGAGTTCTTCACCGATAGCGTCGAGGGCTTTCTAACGCTCGCGGCGACCGTCGTGCTCTGGCCGCTGTTCTTTACGGTCATTGTTGCGACGATGCTCCTCGGATGCGGTGACGGCTGATGCTCTCCCTCCGCGAAAACTTCCTCGCAGTCCACGTTGACGTCGACTACGAGGACTGGGGCACAAAAGCGAAAAGGCCACCGACGCCGAAGCGTGGTGGCTAGCTGTCAGACTTCGCTAACTGAAGCGTCATTGAGACATGAGAAGCCGAATGAAACGAGCCGACGCTGTGATCGCACTTGGGATCGCCGGGTACCATAATGACCAGCATGCTTTCGTTCGGATCTACGTCGAGAACCGAATCAGCAGGGAGGTCGCCGAAAGAGCATTCCGTCGCGGCGCCGCACTCAAGCTTGCTGGCGTCGGGTGCACATGTTTCGAGTGCAGGGAGTCAAAAAACATCATGAACAAGCCAACGTACGAATCCGATAAGCATCACGCGGTCCTCTCGGGTATGGCCAATCAGGCCGCAGCCGACTACGCCGCCCGGCTTCAGCAACACCCGTCGCGCGGCGCACAGGTACTCACTTCCCTGGACCGCGCAAGCCACGTCTTGGCGCTCGACACCTGGGCAGCCATCCATGAGCTTGGCTCTGTTCACCTTCAGCATCGGCGCAACATGTCCACCACTGAATCGCTCTTCCAGGTCGTGCTCACCGCGCGCGACAGCTTGGACCTAGAGTCTGGGTGGTTCTCGACAGCGGACGAGGCGCGAGCGGCGATGATAGCGGCCCTCCAGGGGGAATAGGCCGACAAAACGTGGTGACGCCCGCCAGACCCTTTCGGATCCCGCGGGCGTCACCGTGCGTGCGCAAGCACTACCCCTGATTCCTGTTGAAGCACTCCTCGGCGTACTTGAGGATCCGCCCCTGGTCTTCGTTTGAAGAGCCCGCGTAGTACCTCACGAGAAGGGCGGCTAGGTGCTCAATCCCCTTCGGCGTAGTGGGCGCCTCGGGGTCTATGAAGCGGCCCGCTTCGTGGTTTGGAGGTGCGGACGGGAGCGGGCTGCGCTTGCGCGGCGGGAGTGGCGGTGGGTTGTCCGCCACGGCTACTTCGTCCGCTCGTTGAAGCGCTCGCGGAGTCTGTCCTGCGAATCCTGCAAACGGTCGACCTTGGTCTCTAGCCCGTCTAGCCGGTGGACGCTCGCGGCGTTCTGCGTGGTGAGCTCAGCGCGGAGAGCGGCCATCTCGTCGCGTACGGCTTTCAGCGCGGGCGTGGGGTCTTCCGCTGCCGGCTTATTGATCCAGGCAGTCACGGCGCCGCCAACGCACGCGATCAGCGCGAGAGCGACGGCGCTGGGCATCGACATCGACCACTTGCCCTTGCCGAGCACGACCTGACCAGTGGGCGGTGGCTCTGAGCGCGAGCCAATCACCGGCCGCATTGACTCCGGCGGAGGCGGGTTAACGGGCTCTGGCCGGCGTTCTGCGGGCGGGGCGAGGCCGAGTAGGGTCGGCTCGTCCCGATGGCTCTCCAAGCGCGGCCGTGGCCCCTCGTAGCCCTTGGGCGGGGCCATGCGCATCGGGGCCGGCGGAGGCTCGGTGGGGGCCTCCTGGCTCGGGATGGGGGTGTGCAGCCCGCGGGCCGCGTTGACCTCGGTGACATCCGGCGGCCAGCCGCGCTTGGGTGGGTCCTTGGGCGGCGGCATGGCCTACTTGACCGCGATCGATACGACCGACATGGCCAGCGAAATCAGTGAAATCCCAAGCGGGACCCAAATGGCAATGGTCTCGATTTTTGCCATGCGCGCGGCGAGCGCGCGGGTGTCGTCGCGTAGCTCGCGCACGACCTCGACGGCCATCATTGCCGAGTCTGCCGAGCTGCGGCAGTGGTCCTTGATGGCTCGCACGTCGGAGAAATGCTGCCGCATTTCGGCCACGTCCAGGCACAGCTGGTCCATTGGAGAGAGGATATGCTTGACCGGGGTCTCCTCGCTCCGTCGGTGATCCTGCTCGTTGGGCGCGATCGGCGGCGCCCGATCCGTGTCGCCAACGTCAGATGGTACGTGCGGAGCGCGCGGGATTCTCGGGATCGAGGCGAACGGATCCACGGGATCGGTCACCGGTTTCGCGACGGCGATCTTGGGGCGCGAGTCCCATGCCTCTGGCGGAGTCACCGCGCGCGGGTAGTCGCTCTCGTGTGGATCGAACCGGCTGGGCTCTTTCGGCTTGTCGGTCACGTGTTGGGCTCCGTGGGTTCGTCGTCGTCTCGGTGGGTGAGGTCGAGGCCGGCGTAGAGATTGGCCGTCAGGTCGTCCCAGCGCGCATCATTCCGTGCCTGCTCTTCAAGTCGCATCACGACGAGCGCAGGCTGGGTCGCTGGCGCCTCCGGAGCGATCGGCGCAATGGTGTCGGTCGGATTCGTTTTCGCGAGCGGCAGTGGACCGTCAGCTACGTTCTGATCGAGCAGCATGGGCTTGATGGCGCCGCCGGGGCCGCCCGGGTTGTAGGGGCCAACCGTGCGCTGCCAGATGGCGTAGGGCTTGTTCCCCGGCGTCGCCGGCTTCTCGGCGTTCACGTAGTGCGCCACCCATAATGGCCTATCCAAGATCCAGGCGGGCTTGCCGAGCCGGCCGAAATCTCGTTGAGTGATGTAGACCATCGCTTCGCCGAACTCGGTCAACAGGCCATCGACGAAGGCGCTGATGCTCGGCTCCCACGACGGGTCGAGCTTCGCGGTCAGGTCGTCCTCGACGTCGATCGCGGGCGCGATGTCACCCATCCCGACGCCACATGTGATGGCTTGAGCGCAGAAGGCGTCGAGCTGCTCACCGACTGGCTGCGTCGATCTGAAAAAATGATACAGCCCGACCTGGAGGCGAGCGGAGCGCGCGTTTTTGATGTGGGCTGGCGCGCTCGCGTCCTTCGATGTGCCATAGGTCGCGCGCACGATCGCGAACTTGCTGGCCTGCGCGATCGTCGCCCACGACACGCCAGCGGGGGCAGTCGTATTCTGGAACTTCGAGACATCGACGCCGTAGATGCGGGACATCAGCGCGCCTTCCCTTTCGGCTTCTCGATCGGCTTCGGCCAAAACGGGTTCTGGTTTCGAGCCGCCCCAACCAGACCAAGCGAGATCCCTTCGTCGCACATCGAGAACGCGATCAGCTCGGCGTCCGCTCGGAGCTCAGGCGGGAATTTCGCGATCTTGGCGCGCGCTTCGGCGGAGGAGATGGGTTTCACTCGCTGTCGCCCTTCAGCAACGCCTCGAAAGCCTCTCGAGTCAGATGCATATCGCAGAGCCAGAAGCGCTTGAATTGACCCATCTTTGCGAACGACGCCGTGAACTCTCCGCAGCCGGTGGCCGCGCAACGGTGCAGCGTCGGCGCTGAGTCCTTCGATCGCGCCTCGAGCTCGAGTTCGTTGTCGAGTTGGTATCGACAATGACACTCGTGGGCTTCGGCGGCCGTAGCGTGACCATCCGTGTGGTACTTCGCCTGGTGAGCGCGCAGCGCTTCGGTGTCGGCGTCCATCTGTTTGACGAAGCCCTCTCCGAATTGGCGCACGAGGCGCTCTCTGGCTTCACCGCTGGCCGGCCCCCTCCAGCCGGCGCAGTAGCCGATCGGGTATGGGCTCGAGCTTCCGGTGCCCGACGTGTAGTCCCATCGGCCATCGGTTCGCTGTAGTGGTCGCAAATAGGTGGTCATGATCTTTTTTCTCGGCAACTCAGCCCGATACGGGCCGACAATACTCAGCCGCGGCCGCTACCCGCTCAGCTCGGTGACGACCCGACCGCCGACCGGAGAGATGGGTCCGCCGCAGGCCTTTTTTCAGCTTTTTCCACGCCCCCTGCATAGCCATGATCCGAATCGCCACGCCGATACCGACGGCGATCGCCAGCTCGATGGCTTGCTCGGCGCGGCTCACTTCTGCTCCTTGAATGGCACACGGATCGCCTCTTTCGCGGCGATGATCGCGGCTTGGCGCTCGGCCTCAGCGACTGGATCGTCGTGCCGCAAGAGCGCCGTTACGATCTTGGTGATGGCAGGCACGATCTCGGGGAACTGACCCAGCAGCGCAATGAGCTCTTTCACTGGCCACATGCCTTCTCGATCGCGGTATCGCAATCGGCGAGCGTTTCGCACTCAGCCTCGGACTTGCCAGCGTTGGCGCATTGCTGAGACTTGACGACGCAGGAAGCGACAACACCAGCGAGCCGGGCCTCGTCACACGGCGGCTTCGGGTTCGAGCAAGCTGAGGCATGGAGAGATGCGGCCAACAGAAGCACAGCCGCACCCGCCCCCGGGAACATCGGCGGCAGCTTCGGTTCGTCGCCCTTGGGCTTCGGTGTCTCGCGCACATTCACCGAGAATTTCGCGTTTGCCGCATAGCTGGCCAACCGGGCGAAAAACTGCGCATATTTCGCAGGCAGCGGAAGGTGCGCGAGTACCGCGCTGATCACGCCAATGGCGCCGAGCGCGGAGGTGACGTCGGTGAGGATTTGTTCGATGGGCATGGTTTTTGGTTGGGTGAGACTCGAGACGCAGCAGGGCAGCGTCCACCCGCCGGGAGGGGGACCACCAAGTGAACGCCGCTCTGCTACGTCTTGGGTTAGGTATTGTCGCAGTGCAGCCGAACCGTCTTGTCGCTGCCGAGTTCCGGAGAGCCGGATAGCGTGTACCGACAGCGAAGCCGGTAGGTGGTGCCCGGCGTTCCGCCAGTCGCGAGGAACGACACGCCCCAAAGCGTGTCGCTGATCTGACCGGGAATCACCGAACTGATAACGAGCGAATCGCCGACCAACGCAGTGTCGTTGTCGTCAACAGCGGTCACGGTTGCTAGGGCCAGCGAGTCGCCGCTGTCTACGGGGATCTCGATCGTGTAATCCATCGATTGCCCAGATGGGTCGTGGACCCAAGGGCACAACGGGAAGAGCACTCTTACGCTCACAGCTCAGGCCTTCCAGCGCCGAGCGGCGCGCGTTGCAGATGTGGTGCGGATGCGCCGCTCGAATGGCGATCGGACGAAGCCACTCGTGCAGATTCCGCTCAACGAGCCGACTCCACCGATCAAGCAGGCGATCGATGCCAGCGCGGATCCGGTTCCGGTGATGGTCCCGACGCCGACGCAGGTGGCTATCAATGCGCCAGCGGGCGCAGTTGTGCCGGACAGTGTTCCGACGCCCGACATCGAGCAGGCTGCCGAAAGAACCCGCGCTCCGGTTCCCGTCAGGGCTCCCGCGCCGGCACTAGTTACGTTCAGTGCGCCGGGGGCGGTCAGTGTCGCGTTGACGCCACCAATGCCGGCAGCCGATGCGCTAACTGATGCGAGAGCGCTCCACGTCCCGGAAATCCCGCCAACACCCGCACAGGTACCGGTCGCGCTCCCCTGGACCATCGATCCGGACAGGGCGCCGACACCGGCCGCGATACCCGCGAGAGCGCCGAGCGCAGAGCTTGTGACCGACAGCGCGCCGGCTCCCGGGATCGTCGACGCAAGAGCGCCGCCCGCCGAAACGGTTGCCGCAGTTCCTCCGGCGCCAGCTGCGGTTCCCGCGAGTGTCCCGCGAGCGCTCGCGGTGCAGCTGAGCGCACCAATGCCGGCGCACGAGGCCGAAGCCGCACCAGGCGCCGTGAGCGTTCCGGAAAGGCCGCCAGCGCCCGCACAGGTTGCGTTGTTGCCTGGCTGAAGAACGGTCCCGGACAGGGCGCCAGCGCCCGCACACGAACACGCCAGCGCGCCTGGGGCCGTTGCTGCGCCAGAGAATGCACCAACGCCGGCTATCGTCGCAGCGGCCGCGCCTTGGGCCTGCGCAGTGCCCGCTAGGGCGCCCGTCCCTGCCGTCGTGCACGCTAGCGTGCCGGGTGCCGAAATGATGCCTGTCTGAGCACCGACGCCAGCGCACGCAGAGGCGAGCGCGCCAGGAGCGCTCGCCGTGCCCGCCAGCGCCCCGACTCCGGCGCAAGATGCCGCCAACGCCCCGGGCGCCGTAGCAGTCCCAGAAAGCGCCCCCGCGCCGGCAGCTGTGCCACCGAGGGCACCGAGCCCGCTCGGCGTTCCTGTCTCTGCCCCAGCGCCCGCCAATGTGCCGGCAAGCGCGCCGCCGGCTGAGGGTATCGCGGAGACGCTGCCCATGCCCGCGCAAGTAGAGGAAATCGGTCCCGCCGAGACCGGTGAGGTAATCAGCAGGCCGGAGCCGAGCGTGGGGCGGGGTGGGCCCGGGAAATGTGTGCCGAGCGCCGCGGCATAAGCCATCGGCTGCGGTTGCGGCATGGGGGCCGCGATCGCTATGGAGATCGATCCAGAAAGCGCCCCGATGCTTGCGAGCGTTGCGGATATCGGTGCTGCTGAGATGGTAGCAGCGAGCAGTCCGACACCGAGACGCGCTATTCCAGGCAACGGAGCGCGCGGCGGAAAGCCCTTGGCGCGTTGCTGTACAGAGCCAAGCATTCCCGGATCGGGAATGCTCGCCCCGGCACTGGCTCCTAGCTCATCAAATACCGCAAACGCGACCAAGTGCTCGACGTTGGCGCTTGCGGTGAACGTCGCCGCTTGCGAACCGATCGCGCTGATCGCCTTCCACTCAGCGCGACCACCGATCCCGATCCCGAACGTGCCGCCGGTAGCAAGCGAAGTGAACCCAGTTCCCGCTGCGGGCGCGCCGGTGAACGTCGAGAACGCGAAGCCAAAAACACCAGCGGGCTGCTTGGTATTGCTCGCCGCAGTCGCGACAACGCCATCCGCGCCGGTGCCCGGAGTCGCACGAGAAACTGGGCCAGTGCCCGCATCAAACGATGCGACCGCGGCGCCCGATATTTTGATGTACGCGATGCACTTGTACACAGTCGACGCGCTGAACGTCGCCGTGATCGTTGTGCTGCCAGAGGCACAATTCTGCTTGTAGAAAGTGGTGAGGTCTTGGCCGTTGGCATCGGAGACCTTCGTGCCGAGCGCGGTGTAGTTGCCCGCGTTTACGTTGTCCGCGACCGTGATCGTTGGCGCGTTGGAGTTGTCGCTCCAGACGCCCACGTAGAGCGTGTCGCCGGCCGCAACCGTGACCGTGATCGCTTGCGTCGTGCCGGCTGTACCTGGGCCGGTCGAGCCGTCGTCCGCAAATGCGGCTGTTGCGGAGAGGGCCATTTAGTCAAGCACCAAAACGACGTCGCTCGTGCCATCCACGCGCGCGGACGGCTGGGTGAAATTCTGCGTTCCCGTGTTCGTGAGCGAGGCGGAAATCAGGGTAAAGGTGCCCGCGGTCGGATCGAACCAGCGTGCGCGTTTGGCGCTTGAAAACTGCGACATCGCTACCGTGATCGTTGCGGCGGCCCCGCTTGGAAAATAGGCCGCCAGGCACGCCGCTGACGCGCGCGCGCTCACGTAACTCGAAGACGTGTACGTGCCGCGCCCCGCGGTGACGAAGGTGTTGCTCGAGTCCGGCGCCATCGTGGCCCACGGCAGCGCGGACCATAGTGCCCAGGTGTACCCGTGCTCGGTCGTGCCGGTAGTGCCCGTGACGTTGGCCGCGTAAACCCATCCCGTCGGACTCGTTCCGCCCCGTGCGTAGCACAGAGAGGCGCTCCCCTCGCACATGCCCGAGTGCTGTTTGGCGCGCAGCTCGAGCGTGGTGCTTTGCGCTGGGTCTCCCTCGTAGGACTCGTCAAGGAGCAGCGTCGGACGAGTCGGCGAGTGGCCGTATCCCGTGCGGATCCGGGTGTAGACGAGCGCGCCGGGGTTGTAGCCGTAGTGCGACCAGAGAAGCTGCGAGTAGCCTGCGAACGTGGCCTGATCGAACGCCAGATCACCGCCGTTGCCGCTGCCCGTGTCGCCGTCCCAGTGGGCTACCCAGAGCTTGTTCGGATCGACCGAGATCACGCCGTCGACCACGTGCTGAAGTCGACTCTCGAGCGTCGAAGCAACGGTGGGCCGCGCGTCTCCACCCATGCCGTAGATCACGTTCGTGCAGCCGAGTAGGAGATTCCCGACGTACTGCCCGTACGTCGTCATGTGGGCGTCGGTGTCCGCCTGCATGACATCGCCCCAGCCTTCGCTGGTACCGCCCGCCACTGCGTTGTATCCGAGGTACGCGACCTGGACGATCGCCAGCATCCCGATCGATTGCAGGTACTGGACGCACGCCAGCGCGTGAGCGAAGTAGGTCGCGTTTGGCGTCGAGAAGTTGCCCGCGCTCGTGAACGGCGCGACCGTGCTGCCGTTGTTCCAGTTGGGGGCGGCGAAGTGGTTCCCGCTCGTGCTCGGGAATCTCAGCTGATCGTTGCTGATCAGGGAGACATGCAGGGCGTTGAACCCGCGCGCCTTCTGCGCGTCAGCAAACGAAACGAAGTCCGCGTAGCTGATCGCTTGGATGTAGTCCCATGCGGCGGCCGCTACGTTCAGCAGCAGCGGCGCCCCGCCGGCCGTGGTCAGGGCTCGCGAATCCACGGACATGGCGATCGGGAATGGCGACGCGGGCGGAGTGGTAGAGAGCGTGCCCGCGCCCAGTCTCGGCGGAACCAACGCTGAGCGCGGCGGCATGCGCTCTCAGAACATCTTCTGTTCGTGATCGATGTCGTAGATCTGGACACCGTTGCCGGCATTCGAGATCGAGAAACCGACCCAGAAATCCAGGATATTCGCGATTGTCGAATCGAAGCCAGTGCCGACTGCCGGAGCGGTAGCGGGAACCGGGAACGAGCCGACGACAGTGGTCGAGTCCGCGCCAGCGCCGACCGTGAACATGATGCCGTTCAGCGTGCCGCCACCGATCAGTTTCGCCGCGGTCCCAGCTCCGATGGAATCGACGCGATTGGTGATATCCAGCGTGAACGGGATCAGTGTGTGCGCAGTCGTTGACATCTGGATTGCGCCAGATGTCCAAGCGACGATCGAGCCCATCATGAGCTGAAACGTCACCGTGCCAGGAGTGGTCACGATGTTTGAAAGTCCACCCCAAACCCGAGTTCGGATTTTGCTACCGACGGTCAGATAGTTCGCTGGCAACGTCTGAAGTTCGGTCGCGTTGATGACGCTCTTCGCGGTCGTGTAGGTGTTGAATAGGGTGCCGGCCGCGCGTTGCGACTGGAGAACCTGAGGGAAAACAGGTACGCCGGACATGGATCAGTCCTCCGTCGCGACGAGCGCGCCGATTGCGAATTGCGGGGTGATGCCAGTCGAGACCAACAGCGAGGCACTGAGTGCGCCCGAGTAGAGGATCGCGGTTGCGCCGGAGGTTGCGACGCCGAGGGATACGTGGGTGATCGTGTTCGTGCCGCCCGTACACGCGGGGAATGCGATCAGTGCCGCGTTGACCGCCTGCGCCGGGCTCGTGCCGGAACACGTCCAGCCGCCGGTCGTGCGCGCAACCGACACGCGCGCGTAGCTCGTGTACGTGGCTTCGCTCGTGGCCTGCGTCCCGGAGTCACCAGGATCCGCGGTGTGGAGCGCCACGAAAAGGTTCGTGAGCGGGCTCGATGCTGCGTTGTCGGCGATGTTCGCCCACGCCGTCGCGTTGAACAGCAGCTTGAGCATGTTCAGCTCTGCCGTATCTGATTTAGACATACGTGTCCCTTTGCAGCGCGTGGGCTGCGGTTGTCTGTCGTGCACCGAGCAGAGCTCGGCCCTTGCGGAGCGGGGTCCGCGGGTGGTCTTGATGGGCGCGTCAGGATCGCTAGCTACGCGACAGCGGGAAACCCCCGCATCGTAGCTACGCTGGACAGCGCTTTAGTTGTGACAGCTAAGGGCGTGTTTTAGTGGGCGCCCCGGGTCTTCAGCGCACTAGCGGGCCAGCGATATGACGTATTGGCGCCGATGGCGAAGGGACAAGCTCTCGGCGAGTTCGCGCGCCTCTGCAATCGGCAGCGGCTCAGCATTCTCTCGCGCGCCGGTCGGAGCTGTAACGTTGAAGCGGTCGCTTGGGCCCGCGACGCCGGAGGCAGCGAACGCAAGGGTGCGCTCCTGGAACAGCTGGTCTTGCTCGTGCTCTGTCAGGTGCGCCGTCGCCATCCGGCAACCCTAGCCGCTAGTGCCCGTCGAGGCCAGATGGCACCATCATTTGCGCAGGATCGTAGGCAAAAACGTTCGGGCAATTCTCGAGATAGGGCATCAGCGTCAGAAGTGTCGTCTGGATCCCAGTGAATGACCACACGGCGCCATCGCGACCAGGGGCTACGGTTGCCTCCCATTGCTGGTAACCAACGGTCGTCGCAACAGTGGCTCCGGTGTCGTCGTAGAACTGAATGCCTGGGCCGGAATCAAAACTGAGCAGCACCTTCGTTGTGCCAAGCGGTACGTAGAAATAGATCCGGACCGCGCTGCCGTCGTAGTTCACGAAGGGCGCGTTGCCGTTGATCTGAACGAACGGGTTACGCTGCTGGAACAGCACCGACAGGCCTTCACCGGCCGACGGAATCAGGTCGAGTAGGTAGTTGCCCGCTGCCGCCGTAACAGTGCACGTCGTGTCCGTGTTGGAGAACTGAGCGCCAGCAGCGCTCACGGCAAAGTCGTTGACGATCACACCAGTCGTCGCGTTTCGAACGACGCACCGACTCGGCACACCGCTAGGCGATGCCGAGAATTGGAACGCCCGAAACGTGAAGGTCAGATCGGCAGCACCCTTGCGGAACACGTAGCTTTGCGGCTGCTGTGAGTTGGCGCACGACTGGACGAGCGTTGTTGATGCACTCGTCGTGAGCGGGACGAGTGTTTCGCTGAATTGGCGCCGCGCTTTGGCAGCGTCGAACGGGTAGGCGGCGGCTCCGCTGGCGAGCACAGCCGCGATCGCCGCGGACGAAGGCTCGGCAACGCTGGCGAATCCGGAGCCCGGAGTCGAGCTGTTCCATTTGTTGATCAGGAGCCAGTTGATCGCGAAAACGTAGGTCGTCGCGAAATTCACGAGCCCCGGGAACGTGACCGTGACGCCAGTGCCAGCGAGCGCGTTGCCAGCTGGGTTGGTGAGCACGCCGCTGGTCCAACTACCCCCCCCATCAGTGGACCAACGAAACTGCGCCGTACCAACGAGCCCGGCGGTAGTGACTTCGATCCTGAGCTTGTCGACGACGGGCGTGCCCGCGATCGCTAGTAGCGTAGCGCCGGACGTGAAGTTCGTGATCCCGCCGCCGGCTACGCCGTTGACGAGTTCATTGAACCACACGGAAAACGCTACGTGATTGCTGTGAATCGCGTTCGTCGTGGCGATGTTCCACGCCCACGACTGGCATGCATCGGCGGCAGTCCAAAAAGCTGCTTCGTTTGCCGTCGTGGGGCTGCGCTGAAATGCCCTGCGCGCCGAGCGGTGCTCGTACAGCACGCGAAACCACTGAAGATCGGCGATCACCTGATCGAAGCGGGACTGTGCGGCAGCATCGGGTGCCGCATTTAGCGCCGTCTGTGCGTCGGTGAGGTTTTTGAAACTCTGCGCGAGTTCGTTTGCGTTCAGCGTGAATTGGTCGAATTGCGCACGCGGTGGCGTGTACCACCAGCGTTCGAACATCGCCCGCGCGTTCGTGGCGGCGGCCCCGAGCTTCGAAAAAAGTTCGTCAAGATATCCGTCGATCGTTGTAGTCGAGTCCCAGACCAAGCGCGCGATCGCGGCAAACCCGATCCCAACAGAGAAGCTCGAGCACGACGTTTGCGCGATCATCGAGGTCACGCCGGCAGCGATGTACGCCTTGGCTTCCGCGAACATCGTCCGCGGTGACATGCGGGGCAGGTCCAAGTTTGTTCCGCCCAGCAACCACGACGGCTGCATGCCGAGCTCGAACGCGCCGAGTGGGTTCGTTGCGAGTTTGGCGGCCCAGTCCGCAAGGAACTCCTCGCGCAACCGCAGGTAAAATACCTGGTACGTGTCGGGCAGCGCCATCACGAGCGCGTTGCTGTCGATCGGAATATTCGGCGGTGCCGCGTGCTCGCCGTACGCGAGCCAGCACGCTTTTGCGGTCGTGGTTCCGTGGAACCAGTATGCGAGATAGCTCGCCTGGAAGTTCGCCAGGTGCGTGACGCGATCGGAGATCGTCGAGTCCTGCGTTTGCTGCGCGGGGCTTAGGTAGGCGCTCCACGGTCCATTGCGCAGCAGATTGACGCACGACGTGCACGCGCAGTGCGAAGTCCCGTCGTTCGGCTCGGCTGAGACGTATTTGGCGATCGGATGGTTCGGGCGATTCGTGTTGATCCTGACGCACAACACGTCACGCTTGAGCCGCGCTTCGTCGCGGGCGACACCAGAGAACGACACGTAGTCGGTTTGCACCAGATCGGCAGCGCTATCCGTGTTGGGGTCCGGGTCGAGCGCGCCGGCAGACAGACCCGAGATCGCCTCTTGATTTGCCTGCGTTGTCCCGGGGGCGGCAACCGTCACACCGACCCAAGGCGTTGAGCCAACACCAGCCGCGTCGCGCGCAACGCCCGGCGTACCGTGGTGGGTGTAGTTGACTTTGCAGAGCTGCTCGGCGGTGAAATATGCCGCGGGGTAATTGCCGCTCGTCGCGTTCCAGCCCCGTGGGTGACCAGCATTCCACGCAAGGCGCGTGTGGTCGTGACGGTCGAACCACTGCGAGTGGATGGTGAAGTTCTCGTCGCCGTCAAAGCCGGCTTGCCAGCTCGCAGGCCAGCGATTGCGCGCGTAGTAGTCGAACCAAAACGTCTGGCTCTGGGCCTGGTTCGGGATGTTCGGGGCGCCGGTTTTTGGCAGATAGTTGCCGTTGCCAGCGGCCGCGAACGTGCGGAACGCCGGCGCAACCACGCCCGAGTGCTGGAGCGCATTCACGTTCGTGCCCGAGGGTTGCACGATCCACGCGCTGTGGGGCAGGTACTGGCGATATCCGAGCGCGAAGAGCCAGTGATACAGCCCAGAGCGCAGAGCCTCAGGCTCGGGCGCGACGATCCAAACATCGCCGCCGAGCACGGCGTCGAAAACGAAGCGATCGCCGTAAAACGGATCGATGGTTGCCGCATCCGTCACCACGCGGCTGGGCGCGCTGGACATGAGCGAGCTCGTGCTCAGGCAGACGTGCACCGTGCGCACGCCAAGCCGCGCCTGTCGCCGCACGACCGCGGAAGCGCGCGACACCATGCCGTTGATGGTCGGCAGGATGTAGGCGTCGACGAACGAGCTCAGCACCTGGCCGTCCGTGTAGAGAACCTGGCCCGCCGTGTCCGTCGGCAGCACCAGCTCATCGAACCGCGTAATCAGCCGGCTTGCGTCGCGGACTGGCACAATTGACGTCACGACACGAACCCCGCCCAGCCGGTGAAAAGAGTCGAGCAGTAGGCGTCCAATTTGGCGATCAATTGATCGGCTGCAGTGGCGCTCGGAGCGGTGAATACCCCGCCGCACGACCACGCCGCGTTCGCAAACGTGCTTGCCGCTGCGTTACGGGAGAGAATCGAGAAGCCGCTTTGCGCCGCCGATGCCCCGCTCGCGCCCGTGGTGGTAGCCGCGCCCCATTGCATGCGGTCCGTCGATTGATTGCTGAACAGCGATACCGCGCGCTTGGGTGTGCCTTGCGTGTAGCCCGTCGTAACGGTCAGGGCGACACCGTTCGTGCACGTGATGCCAGCGCCGCTAAACCCAAGTAGACAACGCGGCGTGGTTCCGGAGCCAGCTGACCAAATCGTGTTGAATCCGGTTGCAGACGCGATGCCCTTGCCCACCCAGTAAACGAACACGACAGACAGCGGGGAATTGCTGATCGCAGGGAATGCGAACGATGTCTGAATCAAAGTCTTCGCGGTGCCATCGCCGACCCATGCCGCGCGCCCGCCGACGGACGCAGCAGTGAGCGCCGGCCCGGTCGTGTTCCGGGCGAGGACGTCAGCCGGATTGCGCAGTGACGCGGCGGTGAGTACCTCACTACCGCTCAGCGTTTGCGCGCTCAGCACCGCGTCCCACCAGCCGAGGCAATTTGGGCTCGTCCAGGGCTTGAACGAGGGTGGCTTAGTGCCAATCGCGAGAGTGTTCAGCCCGAGGATCATCGGCCCACAGCAGCTCCGACGATGCCTACGCAGTTGGTCGTCCCTGCTTGCAGCATTTTGATCTGAAGACACAGTGCGGTACCGACGACGAACCACCGAGCGTCGAAATACGGACCGGAGCCATCGTCGATAATATCGACTGGGCTCGATGCTGCGGGAGCGCCCGCAGTCGGTGTCGCGCTGCACGTCATCACAACGCGCATGCGCGCTTCTGATTCTTTCGACCCATCGACGAGCCAAATCAGGGCATTGACCACGAGGCGCCCGGAGGTGTATCCGCGAGCGGGGAAGTCAAATGACCAAATCGTGTGGTAGCTGCCGTCATTCGTGAACGCTTGCTTCGGGATCCCCGGATTCGTGATCAATGGGATACCGAGCGCATCGGGCGCGAAGTCGGTGAGCGTGTAGACGCCTTGGATCAGTCCCGAGCTGCCGCCTTGGGCGATCGAGATCGCTCCCGTGGTGTATTTCCACGTGGAGTTGAGGAGGTTGATCCCCTCGGTGACCGTGATGAGACCGTTCTCTGGGGGCTGAGTCGCCACTTCAGTGTAGACTGTGCCCGTGACGAGGTAGAGCTTGTTGTGCGCAGTATTCGACTGATTGGCGAGGGCGACGATCTTACCATTCAGCGACACGCCATCATTTGATGTGGGTCCCGATGCCAAGCTCGCCACTTCCGCGACGATGACTGTCGCGACGGGGGTCATTTGGAGCGGATCACCGCCGCTTCCGCCGCCGGAGCCAGATGGCTTCGATGTCACCACGACATCCAGCGGAGATCCTGGACCTGGGAATAGAGCGCCGACCCGATCAGGCTCTCCCGACAACCACACATAGAGCTGCCCATCGCTGGATGAGCGCGCCTGCATCTTATACTGCGCCATTAGACTCCAGCCGGTGCCGCGCGAAGGATGTGGCCGAAATAGCTTGCGCCGGAAGCGCCCACGACTTGCGCGTGCACTTGATAGCGATGGTTGCCAATTACTGTGAATGTTGCAGAGAAGGCTTGGGCATCGAGCAAGCTGGTAATGTTCACCTCAGACCCAGCGACGGGCCCCTCGTGTCCGCTCGTGATATCGTAGAGCCTGACGGTTAAAGTGAGCGCGGCGTCCGAAACAGACCCAAGCACATCAAGTCGGATATCCGCGGTCGCAGGTATCGGGAACGCGCCGATCGCCTCCCAACCGGGCGCGGAGGTGACCGCATCGATCCGCTCTTCGGCGGTCGCGTAGACCGATAGGATCTCAATCGTCTCCTCTTTCGTTAGCGCGAGTCCTGAAAGTCCGGGCATTAGCTCAGATCTCCCCTCCGGGCGCGCCCAGGATACCGCTACGAAACAGCTGACCTAGCCCCGTGGCATACACTCGGCCGTTGATTGATCGCAGGCACGACGTCACAAGCGAGCCCTTGATAAAATAGTGATAGTTCCAGCTGGACCCCTCGTTGAGACTGTATGCAATGCCGCTGAATGTGCTGTAAGCGCTGGTGTAGCTCGTCGGTTTCACTAGTGCTGGCCCCACAGCCAGCAGGGTGCCGCGGCCGTTCAGGAATCCATTTGCTGCGGTCAACCCAGAGCGCACAAGCGTCCAAGATGCGCCGTCAACGGATGACACGAGTCCGCCGCCATCGTCCCAGTAAAAGAACTTACCGTGATGCTGGGAATACACGACATTGCAATGGGCAGCAGAGCCGCCGCTCGCTAGGCATAGCACCCACGTCGCACCGCCGTTGGTTGATCGATAGCAGGCGCAGCTACCGGAACCCGCATTAGTCCTTCCGGCGATCATGATCACCGAGCCATTGTCAGTGAACTCTACCTCGTCGTCGTCAAATGACAGACCTCCAGGCGTCGGGATAGTTCCTGTCGTTGGGGTTGCCAATAAGCTAGCGATCGAGTTGGCACGAATATAGAAGACAGAAGAGTTGGTGATCACCGCGTGATAGCCAGCCGCAGCACCAACCGGCACGTAGTGCACGGCCTGCACCTTGGGCGGCCCAGAAAGCGTGATCGTCGAAGCCGACCAGGTGTTGGTGCTAGTAGTCGAGTACGCAAGTACGTTGTTGTTGTTGAATAGTATCAACTCGCCGGGCGCTCCGGGGGCGGAGAACACCGGAGACACGAAAGAGGCGATCGAGTCGAGCCGCGGCGGCGACGGCTCTATGTATGATCCGTCGGTCGCGTGCGCTATGCGCGCCTTATTGGAGGCGCCGGCATCGCGACCTACCACTATCACCTCGCGCTGCGTGTCGTCCGTCAGACCAAACCCGCGTGCGATGCGCATGCCTACGACGCTTTCATAGGCATCAGTGCCAACGATCGGAATGGGTTGATTCGCCCACTGCGTAAGCGCTGCGTGCGCGAGCACCTGCGCGTGTAGCGCGAGCGAGTCGCCGATGGTTCCGAGTTTGTAATTTTCAACCTGTGCAGGCGGCTGCTGGTTCGGGGCAGCGCCCGCTGCCAGGTACGGAGAACCGGGGTTGATGCGCGTCAGCCCGCCGCTCCATGGGAGAGCGCCCGCGGGATAGGTTGGGTCAGTCGCCCATGGAGCGGGGTTGATTTTGATAGGATTCATGCGTAGGCGCTGGCGTAAACGCCACCGTAGGAGGTGCTGCCGTAGTGGCCGTAGCCAAGGCCCGCGACATCTGGGTCGCCGTAGTTGCTGTAGGTGAAGACGCTGTCGGCTTCGGTACCGGGCGGTGCGGCAACGAGAAGCAGCTGGACGCCCGCGGCGATCGCGAGCTTCGCTAGGTCGATCAGGATCAGCGGCGACGTTGCGGGCCCATCGGTGTAATCGATCCGCGCCGACGCGGGGTAGTACTCAGTCCAGGCAGGGATCCCTGCGTCGACTAGCATTAGGACGTCGATCGCGTCGTCCGCGTGTCCCTGCGATCGGTTGATACGGATCCGCGCGGTGATGTAAGCCCTGTAGACCGAATCACTCTGGCCGCCGCGCGACTGACCGACGATCTTGCCGATGGTGTCGAGCTGCGCATTCTCGGCGTTGTCAATCATCCGCTTCAGGATCACGTCCCAAGCGGCGTTCTCGAGTTCTTGGCAGCGACGAACGTACGAGAGGATTAGCGCGAGCAAGCGCGGCTTGTCGCGGTACTGGCTGATCGGGCGTTCGCTCGCCTCATCGGCGTAGTCGTCGATGTACGCGAGTTGCGGAAGTGTCATGGGTCAGTGGTTGACGACGATTCGAACGCTGTCGAAGGTGGCGATTTGGCGAATGCCAATGGCTACATCGGAGCTCGACACTGGTGAGGCCGAAGTGCCGAACGTCAACACGGTCACCTTTGCGCCGAGACCCTGCGTCGCAAGCGTGATGTCGTAGGCGGTGACATCGGTGCCCGTCGCATACGGTTCGAGGATGACATCCCGGTTGCCTTGGTCGTCTGTAACGACGACGCCATCGGATAGGTAGCGCGCGACTGTCTGCGCGAACAGCGAGTCGCCGACATAGCCAGGGCGAGCCGCGACCGTCATCGTGATCCAGATGGGCACCACGGTCGCGCGGCTGAAGTTCACGAGTTGTATCGCGCCCGCCTTGTCGACGGCATTGCCGCTTACGCTGCCGTAGGCGCGGATCCCCGCCGGCTTGCTGTCCCAGATCGTCTGGGCAATTTGGTCGTTCGTGATCGCGCCGGACGGGTCCCACACGACCATTTCAAACGAGTGCGGCGGGAGGCCGTTGCCATCAATCGCGTCGGTAACGTTGTTGAACGAGGCGACGCTAGCTCCCGGAATGTCCTCGAGCAGAACAACAAGCTTCGCGCGGATTGCATCGATAGTGCTCGAGCCCGCGCGCGTTAGCTCGCGCTGGCGCGTGAGGCGCAGCTGCGCGTCGCTGGCGACGTTGGCGCCGGGGTGAGCATCACCAGGATTGTTGACGGCGGCCCAACCAACGACAGGGGTTGCAATGATTGTCAGCTGATCATGTGGCGCTTGAATGGGCCCAGTGCTCTCAGCCTCGAAAAGCACATTCGGGTTTGCGCCGTCGATCGTCGCAGTGAAATTCTCGGCGGGAGTAAACTTCACATCTGGTTTGCCGCTCACGCTTGCGAAGTGCGTGCCCGCAAGCAGAACGGTCCCAAGGCTCGCTGTTACCGTAACCAGCACCGTGCTCTTGGTTGCTGCGGCTCGTGGTGTGCCGGTCAACTTTGCCAGCATGGTCAGAAGCGTGTCCTCGGCCTTGTCCGGGTCGAAGCCGCTGTAGCAAGCAGCGAGTGCTTCCCAGCCTTGAGCCAGGTAGTTCGCAAAGATGCCGTTGTTCTGTCCGATCGGCGACTCGGCAGACACATCGAGCGCGGGCGAGATCCCGGCGAGCTGGTCGGCTTCGATCAGGTCGAGCAGGTCTCGAACGCTGGGCGCGACAAAGCCCTCTGGGGTGAGGCCAAAGGTGGGCATTCGTTTTTGACTCGGCGTCGAGCGCCGTTTCTTCGGTGGGCTAGTTGCAGATGTACTTGCAATTAGAAGGGCAGACCCCACCAGGGGAGTCGTAGCTCTTCACTGTCGCCGTAGCGCCGACCTTGAGCAGGATCGTCGACGACTTGCTTGTGCTCGTCCAAGAAGCGCAGGTTGAACAGTGGTCGCGGGATACGATGCTGGAGGCTGAACACGTGGCGGCATCCGTTTGCTGCTCGTAGTCACCGGTCACCGCCAGACACGTATTCACGGGCACGACGTATTCCGCGAACCCCGAGCACACCGCAGGCCCTGACCCGGCCTGCGCCGCGCCTGCCGATCCGCCCTGAGGCTCGCCGGCTGTGCCGCCCAAGCCGCCCTGCGCTCGACCACCAGCGCCTGCCAGCGCGCCGCCCGAACCAGCGTGACCCGCTCCGCCGCCGCTGCCAGCAACCGCAGGAGCCACCGCGCGCGCCTGCTCGCCCGCGAGGCCAGCGCTGCCGGCTTCGCCCGCGGACGCCCCGCCGGTGGCCTGTAGCGCTCCGGCAAAGCCCGCCGAACCTCCACCAGCCTGCGCTCCGCCAGACGCCGCTGCGACCCCGGCAGAGCCGCCCTGGTTGCCTTGCAGCGGCTCCTGAACCGCCGCCGACCCTGAGCACCCGAACGCGAACACGACCAACAGACCCAGCCCTCGCATCCTACCAAGGTACGAGGGCGCCGATTAGGCCGCAAGGTCGAGAATGAAATCCTGGTCTTCGGGGGCGACAGACACCACCCCGCCGGTCACCATGGCCTGAAACCGAAACGTCAACTGCCGAGCCGATTCGTCGAAGGAAAGCGAGTAGCTGGCTAGGGACAGCACGCCCGGGCAGCCCAGGATCACTTTTTTGAAAAGCGACCGAACCACGTCCAGATTGGGGTTCTTGGTGAAGACGTCGCGGTAGTAGGGGATGCCCTGTCGCTGGTCTAGGAACCACTCGGCGAGGAAAAACTTGAAGCGGGCGGAGAGCTTTTGGCGGATGGCGTCTGGGCCTTCGACCAGCTTCACTGTTCCGCCGAAGAGGGCTAGATCTCCGGCTGGTATCACGCGAAGGACTGCCACTATTCGGCCTTGAGTTTGGTTGCGGCTACGGTCGGTCCGGGCCATGACGAGAGCGCGCCGTTGAGTGCGCTCATTCCGCCGAGCCCGCCCGCTCCGGATTCGGTTCCCGCTGCAGTCGTGATTGCCGACTTGAGCTGCGCGAGCGCTTGATCGACTTTCTGTGCGAGCGCAACGAGCGTCGCAGCCGGTCCACCCACACGGAAAACGCCGCCGCCTGGGACGCCGAACACCGCCTCTCCGCTCGCGGGCGCGTCAGACAGCTTGGCCTTGTCCGGTGCCGCTCCCGGCAGCGCGAAGGGATAGGAGAGCGAACCGCGTCGCAGATCGCCTGGGTCGGATACCTCACCGGTCGCCCGCCACTGCGCGATCGATGCCTCGTTGAACACGAGCCACACGTGGTCGCCGGCTGCGAGCGGAAGGTGCAGGTAGTAGCCGCCGCCGCGGGGCCACGCCACGGGGACATTGGGGATTACCGGCAGATCCTCATGAATCGTCTCGCCCTCGGCATCCGGGATCGTGCCGCGCAAACAAGGCACAACGTCCGCGACCTGCTTAGCCGCGTCGTAGCTCTTCACGCGCCCAGGCATGCACGTGTGGAGCTCGCCCAGGATCGCCTGGCGATGGTCGTCGAGGACCTCTGCGAGTGTGGGCTCGAGCGGCATCAGTACCTGCTTGCGTTGATCTCACAGAACCAGTCGTCGCCGTGGCGCTCACCGGTCCAGGAGCATTTCTCGACGCGGTACGTTCCCTTCACGAAACGCGAGTCTACGGTGACGAGTGATCCGCAATGGAGCCCCGCGATCATGAGTGTCTTCGCAGTGAGCACACCTTTCTGATCGACCGTCGGTGATTCGATGAGCCCCGTGTCCGCGCTGAGTCTGACTGCTGTGCCGGCCGCCGCCTTGTTCAGGTCGAGAAACTGTAGGGCGCTATCCTGGATCGATACCTCGAGCCCAGCTGAGCGCGCGAGCTCGGTAAGGTGTGTCGAGGCGGCGCCCGATATCACCACGCCGTGCGAGAAGATAGCTGCGCCAGCTATCTTGAGTTTGCTGACCGTCTTGGCAAGGTTGCCCTCGCTCACTCCGAGCGCCCGAGCGATAGCGCGGAAAGCCGTGTCGATTGCTGTCTGCGGGCCGTAGCTGACGTGGATGCGGCCGTTCTGCCAGCCGCGCTCGCCGTCGCCCGATGTGAGCTTGGTCAGGAAGTCGGGGCCCTCGCGCGTGGTCTCGACCGTGCGCAAGTCGCCGAGCCAGATCTGCGAGACGGAGTCCTTGTACCCAGCTTCGATCTTACAGGGGATCCCCTTGGTCGCTTGCGCCACCTTGGGATTCATCTGCTGGAGTTGCTGCCGGTGCTCCTCGTTGAGGTTCCACACCGTGAGTTCGCATGTGTTCGGCTGCGGCTTCAGCGTCTTGACGACGGTGAATTGAGCATCGAGCGCATCGAATTGGATCGTATCGAGGGTGATCCGGCACTGTCGATCGAACAGGGTCTCGGGCGTCGGCATTTCACAGGGTCCCCGCTTCGAAGTAGATCAGCTGCACACGCAATCCTTCGCCGAGCTCGTTCAGCCCAGGCGGGCTATCGTCGGTCGTGAGCGTGCTCGCCATCAGTTCGCCGGGTGGCACACGCGGGTCGAACCGGTAGGCTTGCAAGAGCGGCCAATTCGTCACGAGCTTCAGCCCGGTCAGGATTGGCACCTCTTCGGCGTCGGCAATCGACAGGTACCAGCGATCCTCGCGTTGGCTGTGCCGAAAGCTGAGCACGTAGTCCACGCCATCAAGCCGCGTTTTCTGCGTGTAGAACGGCACACCTGGTGTGGTGGGAACCAACAGCGTCGCCATCAGAATGAGCCAATTGCGTTACCGAGCGCGTCGTACATCACGTGCGCGACCGACTCATGCTCAGCCGCTTTGTTCGCTGGCTTGGTGCCCTGCGAGCCCTTCTTCTGCGTCGTGTTGGCGCGCGTGCTATCCGCGGCCGGCTTCGGAGCCGCTACCGTCTGCGAGCTGGCAATCCGAATCTGCTTGAAGTCGATTTGGAACTTCGCCGAGAGCCCGTCTTCGGTCGCGCGCGGCTGGCTCACCCGCGTCACCATCATGTCGGTGTAGTCGCGGTAAGCGGTCTGGATCAGGTCGAGGCGCACATGCTGGGACTTGAGCAGCAATAGCTTGTCGTAAACATCTCGCGGTCGATTGCGCGTAGCGTCTTGCTGATACGCGCGCGCGGTGACGTTGTTGGTTTGGCCGCTCGTAGGTCCAAGCGATGTCGCTTTGGGCGCGCCGAAGATGGCTTTCTTGAGCGCGCCAATTCCGGCCTGCACCAGACCAGATTCGCTGAACTGAATGGGCGGCGTCGGGATATCTAGCGTGAATGTCTTCGTGCTCGGCGCGCTGCGTATGTCGACCTTGAGATCGACGCCACGCAGCGAAACGTCCGCGTCTAGCTGCGGGTTCGGCGTTTCAGAAACAACCGCCTCGATGCTCAGCATCGCCGGGTCATCACGCGCGTGGTCCGCAACGTTCGAGCCATCTTCGACCGGGTGATCGGTGACGGTTACCGTGTCGTCCTTTGTCTCGCCCGTGACAGCATCGAACTGCAGCGAAAGCGACTCGCCGCTGTCCGGGTCGGTCCAAAGCAGGCTCGTCTTGCTCAGAGCCATCAGCCGCCTTTCTTCGAGACCGCCGCCTGCGTCGCAAGTAGATCGCTACCCTTCTGCACGCCTTGCTTGGCGCCTTCGCTGGCTGCCTTCTGTATCTCTTCGGGCGTGTCCACGTAGAAATTCTGCTTGATTTCGGTGCGCACCGATTGATTGATCTCAGGCGCTTTGTCGGACGAAATGACGGGAGCAGTCGCGACGCTTGGCGCCAGCAGGTACGAAGCGTCACTCAGGTTGCTGCTGAGCGCCTCGGCAGCCTTCCCAGCTTTCTGCTTGATGCCCGAGTTCGCTGCATCCGCAACCTGCTGCGAGTCGATCCCGGTGAGCGCGCCGATCGCTTTCAGGTACCAGGGCTGATCGTAGTCTTCGGCTGCGGCGCGCCTACCTGGGTTACCGCGCAGCGCCGCGTCCCCGCGCGCCGCATCATTTGCTACTGTGTCACTCGCACTGAACAGTAGCTTGCCAATTGGATTGATGACCGCATTTTGCCCGACCCACTCGACCGCCCCGATAACCCACTTGAGCACCTTCGCCACCTTGTCGATGGCGACCGCGATGTCTCCGGCCGCGGCCACGATGGCGAGCATCGAATCAGCCATCTCGCCGAAGTCAGCTTTGAATTGCGGCTTCAGCGTGCCATTGATGTAGTCATTGAGCTGCTTCAGCTTCTCGTCGAGCGGCTTTCCATTCGTGAAGATCGAGAGCACCTCGCTGACGACAGGTCCGAAATCTTCGCTGAGTGCTTTCGCAAACGCCTGCACCTTGGCCACGGCGTCTGGCCCGAAGAATTTGGTGATCAGGTCGCCCGTGACCGACTTGCCACCGGTGAGGAACGTCCACACGTCCTCGATCGCCAGGAAGCCGAGCACGAGCGGAGCCAACTCGAGCAGGAGCCCGCGCAGGCCCGACTTCAGGAAGCCGGCTTTCTGGGCGAGCGCGACCATCGCCGAGATGGCCTTGGCTGCGCCTACCGCACCGAACACGAGCAGGCCAGCCTTAACAGCCTCCGAGTGGCGCTCGATCTCGATCAGCCACTTGATTAGCTCGACGCTCTTTTTGCTCATTTCGGTGAGCGTCGGGAGCAGTGGCTTGATCGCCTGAATGGCGAGTCCGCGGAATCCGCTAGTCAGGCGGTCTACGTTGTCGTTGACCTCCTGGGCGTCCGCGAGAAATGCATCGTCGAACGAGTTCCCTAGTTCATCAACCTCGGCTCGGAGCTTCCGAACGCCATCCGCGCCCTCAAGTAGTAGCGGCGCTAGCCTATTGCCCGACTTGCCGAACAGCGCCATCGCCGCAGCGGTGCGCTTGGCCGGGTCCTCGACCTTGCCGAAGCCATCGGCAACAAGCTCGAGCGCCTCAGACGGCGACTTGTTCTTGACGTCTTGTGCCGTTACACCGAACAGCTTCAGCGCGTCGGCGGCAGGGCCTGCGCCCTTGGACGCCTCGGCCAGGTTTCGATTGAACTTGGTGAACGCCCCAGTGAACTCTTCCGCGCTCGATCCGGATAGCTTGGCCGCCCACTGCCAGCCCTGCAGATCGGAAGTCGCCACGTTGAGCGACTGCGCTTGCTTGGCCAGGACGTCGGCGCTTTCGAGAACCTCTTTGGTGAAGTCGACGATCTTGTGGATGGCGAACGCGCCAACCAGCGCCTCGCCCATCTCGCCGAGCGTCTTCTTGAAAGACTCGACGCCGGCTTCGCCTTTCTTTAGGCCCGAGTCATCTACCTCGGTCCCAAAAATCGCCAATATTTCGCGGAGCGCGCCAGACATCAGTTCTTTCTTTGTGCTTCAGCGCGGCGCTTGTTTTCGGCATGCACCTTTGTTGCCAGCTCATCCACTATGTCCAAACCCATATGAAACTTGGCTAGGTCCGGCAGGCTGTAGACGGTCTCAAGCTCGTGAAGCGTGCACTGCTGCCGCTCGTGCAAGATCGGTCTCCATATGTACCAATCGAGATCTTCTGGGATCTCGACCGTTACGCTGTCGGCTCCGGCTGGGCGGCGCTTGCCGCGCTGCCCAATTTGGCTAAAAAACCGTTCACCTTGAGGCACTGAAAGAGCCAGCCGATCATGTCGACGTACTTGCCAGCAAAGTGCTCATCGAACAGGTCGGATAATTTCTGCGGCGTGGCTGGTTTCCCGGCCAACACCGTCGTCGATTGGCTGAACGTCTCGCACAGCTCCTCGAATAGGTCCTGCGGCAGGTCTTCGATCGTACGAATCAGGTAGGGTCCGACGATGGGCGCAACCGCGATAGCTAGCTTGTCGAACGTCTCTCCCTCGGGCAGCTCACCAATCAGCTTTTGCAGGTCTTTGAATACAGACCCTGAAACAGCATCACGCAGCAAGGGGCTCATCGCGGTCACGAACTTTTTGAAAAGCCCGCGTCCCGCGACAGCTCCGAGCTGCGTGATTGCGTATTGCGAGCCACCAATGGTGACTCGCTTCGTCTCTAGTGCCATCTAAACTCCCTCTCAATTCGTGGCAGGTGCTGGATCGGTCGCCGCTTAGTGCGATCCAGCAAAGGTGTCGGGGTCAGCCATTAGGAAGACCCACACCGTGACGCCGGCTTCCTTTGCCGCGCCCGTGTCGGGCATGCGAGTGAGCATTGCCGCGGGACTGAACTCCTTCGTGGTACCGAGTCCGTCCTTGGCGAACAGCGGCGCGGGCAGCCCGCCGGGTACCTTGCGACTCGCATTCAGGTACGCGGAAAGGACCGCGTTGCCCTTCGACGTTTCGAGCAGGGTAAGCGTGCACTTCCGGATTCGCCCCGGGTTCACGCTGAACACGGCCTCGCCGTCGAGTCCGGACTTCGCCGTAACTTCGTCCTCCTGCTGCTCGAACTTGAGGAACTCGTCGGGACCCTTTCCGGTCGCGATGCTGAGTCCCGCGTAATTGAAAGACCAAGCGTCTGCGGAGTAGGTGGTAACTGCGCTGCCAGACATCGTGTTTGCTCGCTTTCCTCAGATCAGACCGACAGCGTTCCGCTGATGTTCACGCCGTGAAGCGCGCCCGATAGGCGACCAGTGAACTTAGCCGAGCGCATGATTCGATCCGCGCGGTCGGCGACCGCTTGCTCGCTGGGCGGCAGGATCGTGACGACCGGATCGACATCCGTTGTCAGTCCGTTGTTTGGCTCGCGCTGCCCACGCTTCAGCGTGTCGAGCATCGCGCCTTCGACCAAAGAGAACCCGCCGCGGTCGTATGCGACCTTTGGGTTCTGATAGAGCACGGTGAACACCGCGAGTTGCATGGTAGCTCGGAGCCAGTCGACGAACCGGGTGACGTCGATGAATCGCTTGCTCGGCGTGCGACCTTCGAAGGTGATATTGAGTCCGCCTTGCGGCATGTAGCGCGAGAGGCGCTTGGTCTTGATGCCAGCCTTTTGACCGGCGCTGAGCTTGTCTGCCGAGATACCGGCGAGCGTCTTGAATGCTGCTGTGGCGTTGCCCGGCTCGAAGCTCAGGATCGAGGATAGCCAAGCGGCATCGATCCACTCAGTGCCAGCGACGTAGCCGTGCCACATGACGGCCGTGCGGGTGTACGCGAGCGTGACCAGCTCGGTTCCGACATCGCCCGACGTGACGCTGGCATCGGCGGCGTTCCAGTCGGCTGTCTTGCCGATGAAAATCTTGCCGTTCGCTTCCGCGTAGGCGCCGGCCGCCTTCACGTACACGCGCGACTGCGGCGCAATCGCCATGGCGTACCAGGCGTTGTCTTCGGCTGCGATTGCTGCGAGTTCTGCTGCGAGACCAGCATCCGCTGTCACGTCGAGAAGGTTGATTCCCTTGCCCGGAACGAAGGAGATCAGCTTGCCGGGCGTGCCCGCTGTGCAGACGATCTTGGTGCCCGAGGCGCCGGTTGCCGTGGTGCCTGCAGTGAGTCCGTTGATGAGCGCCGCAATGGCCGTGCAGACGCTGGCGATCGTGGCCGAGCCAGGAACGGTGTACGTCCACGAAAGGCCACCGACCGAGCCGCCCTTGTAGACGAAACCCTGCGTGGCACTCGTCGGGACTAGCTCGATAACCTGCGTGTAGACATGTGTGAGCCGACCGATTTTCACGGTCTGCGGCGCGTTGGGCTGCGACTTGAACGCCTGCATCATCAGATACAGGTCGTCCGTCACCAGAAACCCGTCCGTCAGCATGTCTGCCGCGGTGTCGTAGTCGCGCACCAGGTCGTCGACCCAGGCTGTGTGGTAACCGCACAGCAGAGCAGTGTCGAAACTGGGCGCGTCGGGAACCGTGTCCTGGACAACGATGTCCACGCCTACGATGTCGTCGATATCGGACATGCTTCTCCGTTCGCGTCGGCGCGATGGCCAACGCTCTTGAATCGCTCAGGCGCGAATGGGCGCTCAGGGCGTAGTGACTGTTGTGGTGAAGTTCGGCGGCTGCGGCATCACCGCTCCGTCCGTGTCTTCGAGTAGGCTAGTGATTTCGACCTTGGCGAGGACGCCGGTCACGACTGGATCACGGTCGCTCGCGACCATTGTCAGCAACACGTCCATGTTCGCGCGCGAGAGCGTATGCGCGCGCGCCTTACTCGAGATGTCTCGGGCCGCGAGGATGTCGATCACACCCACGTTCAGGTCCAGCAATCGGTCAGTGACGCGCCCTCGCGACATCCGCGTGCGAATGCGCTCCAGGATCGACATGGGCCACTGGGCGTCGCTAGGCTGGCTCGACTCGCATTGCAGGTTGAGCGTCACCTTGCGCAGGCCGTAGATGGTCTCCTGTAGGTCCTGGCCGGCTTCCTCGTAGCGAATCTCGTCCCCGCTGCCGACGCCGACGATCGTGGTGATTCTCAGGGTGAGCGTGACGCCGTGGAGCAGGCCAGAATTTGTGGCGGCCTTACGCGGTCCGTCCTGCCACTCCGCCTTCCACTCGGGCGCCTGGATCCCGCGCGGGTTCTGCGCGAGCTCAGTGAACAGCTCGATCAGCCCGGGACGGATCTCACTCCAGCAAGGGCCGCTGTCGTTCATTCGGAGCTTTCGCTACTGCCCGTCGTGACTTGGTGGGTGATGCTGGACAAGAGCTGCCCCTGATCGATCAGTGGCGTCGACGAGCCCTTGCGAGCGATCGTGCTCTCCGCGTTCTCGGGCTCGATGCCGGCGATCATGCGTTTCTGCACGTCACCGACGAAACGCAGACCGAGGCGCTCGAGCGCAACTTCCGTGCTTGGGAGCGTGCCCTTGATCACAGCCTTCTGCGATCGCCGGAGTAGCTCCTTGTGCTCGTCGGCGTTCTCGTCCGCCCAATCAGCGACGAAGCTGCGGCGGGGCGGATTGCCGTTCTCGCCACCGAACTCATTGAAGATGGCGACGTCGAGCACGGTGGTCTCCCCGTCTTCCGACTGCGCGCCCTCGGCCTCGTGCACGCCTACGGACAGGCGCGCTGCGGCGGCCTTGCCAATGCGAGCTTTGAGCGCCTCGAATCCGCGATCGGTATCCTTGAAGCGGACGCCGCCCTTACCACCGGACCCCTTGATGAAGCGGCCGCTGGAGTCGCGCTGGGCCACTACAGCACCATGAACTTCGGCGCACACTCCCGGCGAATGCGCTGGAACTTCGTCAGGAAGTCGCTGGTGCCCGCCTGATCCGACTCTCCGCGAAGCGGCATCCCAGCCGGACTCACCCACAGCTCGTGCGCCGTCAGCGCACCGTGAGCGGCATCGAGCCTCGCCCCGTAAACCGTGGCATCGAGCCCAAGCAGGGTTTCCGCTAGCTGTGCCTCAACGATATCCGGGTCCAGCGTGCTGAACTGCGAATAGAGGGTGAGGAAGGCGTCGCGGGTCATGGCGGGTCAGTGCTGTTTGCCGTCGTCGATCGGAAGCTTCGGGGCCGTCCAGGAGTGAGCCTTGCCCTCGCCGTCGATCCGTTCGACCTTGATCACCTCGTCGGCGATCAGTTTCGCGTAGACCTTGGCCACCTCTTCGGGCACGTCGCCCTCGAAGTGGTTGGCTCCCTCGACGAGCGACCAGGCGGCGTTGGGGCTGTCGATGCGCCGCTTGTCGGCGCTCGTCACCTTGATCAGCTTCAGCTTGGTCTTGGCGTCCTGGGCCTCCTTAGCGGCGGCCTCGGCGTCCGCTTTGGCTTTCGCCGCGGCGGGGTCTTCGGCTGCCACGGGCGGCGCTTCGCACTTGGTGGCCACGGTGGTCACCGTCGCTGCTCACCACGCTTGGCCTGTTCCGGATCCTTGGCGGGTTCCGGAGCGGACTGGGCGGGTTGCGACTGCGTGAGGCTTTCCAGCGTAGCCGCCGGTGGCTTCACGGAGGACTTGCGCGGGAAGTGCTTGTCGGCTGCGTCGGCGAGCGCGGTGCTCGGCTTGTAGCCCGAGATTGGGGCCGGGATTGGCGTCCCGGTTGCGTCGATCCCCGGCTTGCTCAAGTGCAACAGCTTGGCGTGCGCCGAGAGCGGGATCTTGTTCTCGTCGATCTCGTTCTCGCCAACAGCGAGCGCGAAGCCGAGGTGGGGCCACACGTACGGAAATGCGGATACGATCTTCATGGTTCAGGTCCTCGCGGCGACTGGGCTCACGGCTGGAAGTCGGCGTAGCGAACAGCTGCCGGCTGGTAGATCTTCACGCCACCGCAGCGCGCGCGGCACGGCACCACGAACTCTAGGTTGCGGGCCTGCGGGGCCTCCTGGCGGAAATCCATCGGAATGACTGCCTCGAGCACGCTCTTGTCGCGCTTGTAGATGACGGCGCGATCCGTCGTGCCGCCAGCGCCAGCGCCCGTGAGGCGATACCACTGGTCGATGTTCTTGATGTACGGGTTGTTCAGCAAGAAGCTGCGCAGCACCGTCATCTGATTGTTGTCGGTGCCAACCGGGGTCGACGCCAACAGTGAGAACTGCGCGGGGGCGAACAGGATCGTGTCCGGGATGAACGACTGACTGTTCGCGTTCACGATGGTGTTCATCATCGTGTTGAGATCCGCAAGCATCTCAGCAGCCGTAGGAGTGGTACTCCACGGGTCGTTCGCCGGGTTGATGATGCCTTGCGACACCACGTCCGCGTTGTTGAGTAGACCCGTGATACCGAAGTCCTTGCCGACCTGACTCGGGTGCGTCGTGGTCCCGAGGCAGAGCACCTCGTCGATCGCGCGCTCGATGGCTTCGCGGGCAGCCTCGGCTTTTTGGGCCGAGAGCGGTCTGCCGACGCGGGCCGCTTCGGCCATCTCGTCCAGGTCCCACCCGTACGAGTCGCCGATGCGACGCACCTTGCCGTCACGCTCGGTAGAGCTCACGTCGATGCGTGGAAGATCGTCGGTCCCGTTGGCGATGATCTTCGCCTTACCAACCGTGTCCGCCACGAAATAGACGTACGAGTCCGCCGTCTCGGGGATGTCGTTTGCCACCGGCAGGTAGCTGCGGGCTTTCAGATCGGGGTAAACGATCTTGAAAGTCTCGGCGCGAACGAACTCGAGCTGTCGCGCGAGGAATGCGGTTTCGTTCGCATCGAAGCGCGTCGCAAGTTGCTGCTGGGTGATCTGGTTGATCACTGCATTTCGATTCTTCATTTGGTGCTTTCTCCGAACTTCGGGCACACGCCCGCGTGAGCGCGCGCAGCGAGGCGCGAACCCGAAGGAGCCCTGATGGGCTCAGTCAGCTATTGGGCGATCAGGTGCCCTTGGGGTGGTTGACGGTGACGACGGCCAGGCCTGCGCCCGTCACGCCGATGAAGTAGTTGCAGCCCGGGGCCGCTACGGCGTTTGCGGTATCGGCGTCCGCTCGGAACGCGCCCTTCACCTCGGTCGTGGCGATGAGTCCACGAACGAAGGCCGGGTCGGACTGCGCAACCGTCTGCTCGGTCTGCACCCATACGCGGCCGCGCACGAGTACGCGAATTGCGTCACCCGCTAGGTAGCCGACGCCGCTCTTGGCCGTCGCGTCGATGAGGGCCACACCGCCATCGTTCGCCGTGATCTCGGCCAAAGAATCAGGCAGCTCCCAATCGCCTTCGGCGCTTCGCACCACGTAGCGTCCAAACGGAATGTCTTCCGCGGCACGCCCGCTCACGACGTCGTTGAAGCCGCAGTCGTACTCCTGACCGGGAGCACCAGCCGCAGGCCCCGTAGAGACAACGGAACTTTGAATTGCAGTAGCCATGTTGGTTTCTCCGTCCGGGTTGGAGCCTCAGCCCCGCGCCTGGTCCTTGCTGGCGGCGAGCGGCTTGTTGAACATCTCGCGGTTGTTCTTCTTCATCTCCGCCTCGGCCTGCGAGACGATGTCATCCGCGGCGTCGACACGGGACACGGCCTTGTGCGCAGCCACGACGGAATCGATCCCGTCGGTGCGCGTGAACGTCTTGGACACGCTATCGAAGAGCGCCTGGACGTAATCGTCGGACTTGCCGTCGAACTTCTCTTCTTTCCAGTTCGCATCGGCGTTGATGCACTTGATCATGATCTCGCGATCAGTCAGGCCATCGCACTTTTCTTCCGGGTCCTCGTCGTCCATCAGGAACTTAGCGGCGCGCTGGAGCAAGCGCAGGCGGGCGCGTACGCGGGCCTTTCCCTTCTCGCCCTTCTCCTGCTCGAGCTCGTCCTCGGCCATCTTCTTGGCCTTGGCGGCGGCGTCGAACTTGGCCTCGGCCTCATCCTTGGCCTTGATCGCGTCGGCTGCCTTCTTGTCGGCCTCCGCTGCATCGCTCTTGAACTTGGCGATCTGCGCGTTGTGCAGCTCGTCGATCTTGGCGAGGTGAGCGTCCGAGCCGACCTCGAAGTCTTTACCATCCAGGCGGATAGTCTTCATGATTTGGGTTTCCTCGTTGTCGACGCAGAAGGCGTCATGTGAATCCAAACGGACCCCGACATCGGTGCCGGCGCGTCCTCGTCCCTTGGGCAGCACCGCTACATGGTTGTAGCGAATGTCCCGTTGAATCGCGTCGTAGCGCTCGCCGTCGAACACCCCTGGCGTGAAGTCGAGTTTGCACTCGTACCCACACGAGATGTCGGAGAGCTTCCCGTTCTCGACGTCGGCGACGGTAGCCGCGTCGTTGATCACGAGCTCGCCTTCGACGTACCGCGCATCGGAGCGGACATTCTCGGTGTGCCCGAGGTTCGCCTCTTTCCAATTGTGCGGACCGATCAGCGATCGGTGGTGCGCCAGGTCGGTGACTGGTGCGCTCTGCAGCGTGGCCAGCGAGTCGGCGTTGAATACTTCGTCGGGGTGCCGCAGCTCGCGCCGGACTGAGCCATCGGCGAGCGTGTAGGGCAGGACGCCGATGCGGGTCAGGCGGGCATCGACACGGACGCCACCGACTTGGGTACGACGCACGCGGCCAGCGCGGCCCATCACGTCGAAGCGCTGAACAGCCTCGTCCGCGTCGGACTTACCGTATCGGTGCATGCTGAGAGCGCGCCCGGCCTCACTGGCCTTCTTGCGGCGCGCGGCCTCGGCTTCTTCCGGGCTGGGCTCAGTCGCGACAGCTGGATCCTGCGTTGCTAGCGCGCCAGCGTCCGCTGGCACGGTCACCACGCTAACTTCGGCGAGTTCGTTGTCTCGAAAGACAGCGACGCCGTTTTCTTCGGATTGATCGCCGTAGTCGAATCCGACCGAAATCCCGCGGACCTGCTTGGTGCGAACCAGGTCCCACACTTCCTCCGCGCGCGCGTTGCGCTCGTTGGCGAACGGGAACTGAATCCACAGCTCTAGCCCGCCATCGTTGGTGGGCTTGATGTCGACGCCTTTGCCGATCGGCGGCTTCTTGTCTTCGTGCGCCCAGAGAATTACTGGGTTGTCGAGAAACCGCTGAAGCTTCCAGCCGCGGAGCGACTCCAGCCGTTGCTGCCCATTGTCGTCGAACCCTTTGACGGGATCGCTCGTCGAGGCCACGACGTGGACGCGCCGCTGCCCCTCGTCGATACCTTCGAGGTTGAATGTTCGGCGTTTGGCCATATATAATTGCGGCTATCCCGCGCCGTGAGAGCAGGGGGTTGGTTGCCCCTGGACTAGGCAAAATACGTAAGCCCCATCGGTTCGAATCCGAGGCGGCGCGGGGCTCTACTCGCTGTCGTCTTCGAGCTCAGGGACAACGAAGTACGGAACGCACCTGCAGCTGTAATCTTCGCCGGGTAGGTTCGTGTCGCCCGCTTCGTTGGTCACAGGCGGATCGTCGATGTCGAATGTCTGACCATCGAGGTCGTCATGCATAGGGCGCACGCGCTCATCACCCGCCGTTGTCCAAACGAACTGCGTAACGCCAGCCGACTGCGCGCGCCCTACCGCGATCTGCGAGTTGAGCCGGTTGCCCTGGCTCCGCGCGATCGTCTCGGCGTGCCGAGTCGTGATGTCGAAGCGATCCTCGATATCCTTCGCCAGCGCTTCGTACGTGCGGCCCGCGCCGTCACGCAGCAGCGCCTCAAGCTTGGCCTGCTCGGACTTGAACATCGTCTTGGTGAGAGCGACGTTCTCCTTGCGCCACTTGGGCACGTACTTGGCGACGCCAGGAGCCGAGTCCTTGAGCTTGATCCCGATACGCTTGAACTGCGCGTCGGAATGCCGCTCAACGTCGGTTGCGACCCCACCGAGGCGCTTGGTGAACCAATCGGCTTCGGCCGTTGAGCTGTAGTCGCTCAGGTTAGCGTCGATTGATTCGGGCGCCTCATCCTTGGCATCCGCGCGGTCCTCGGGCTTGGCGATCTTCTTGGCGAGCGCGAGAGCTTGGGGTCCTACCCGCTTCCACCACTGCGCGACCAGTTGCCGCATGGCGACGCGATAGCGAATGACCGGGCCGTCTGGCGGCTGGACCGCTTTGGCGTAGCGAGCGGCGCGCGGGAGCTTGCGGCGGAGTTTGCGGGTGGGCTTTCGAATCGCCTTCCGCGTGAGCGCCTGAGACTTGGCAAGCGGCCGGCGGCGAGCGACCGCCACTATTCCACCTCGGGTTCTTCGTGGTTTTCGATCGCTACAGACAGAGCCTTTTCGCGTTCTACGAGCTCTGCATGGCGCTGCGTTGCCTCGGCCGCCTTACGTTCGCTGTGCTGCAACGCCTTTTCGCGAATGGCGACTCTGCGCTCAGCTTTGACCACAGACTCTCGTGCCTTGGCGGCGTCTTGGATTGCGGTCGACGTGTGATCGACTTCCCCAAGGGAAGAGCCACCGAAGGACGGCTCTTCCGGCAAGCCTTCGAGATCCGTGTTGTTGGCCAGGTGCGAGATGAGCGGCGTTGCGCGGTTGAACTTGGCCTCGAGTTTGGCGGCCGTCTTGAAGTCGCCCTTCTCGGCTGCCTCGCGCGCCTGGGTAAGAATGGGGCCGATCTTGTCCGACTTTTTGAGCTCTTTCTCGATGGCCTTCCGATCGTACCGGAGATCGTTTGCCCTCTCGAGCGCTGCGGCGCGGCTCTCGTATGTTCCGTTGCTGTCCTTCGCCGCTGCTCTAGATTCATCCTCTGCGCTCTTCAGCTCGGAAATCTTAGCCGTGGCCAACTGGCGCGCCTTCGCGTCGTTTGCGAAGTGCTCGCGCTCAGACTCAACAAGATCCCGCGTAGCCGCGGCACGCGCTTGCTCCTCAGCGTGCGCTTCAGTTTGGAGCATCTCGTGCTCCTCGCGGGCCTCGGATAGGCTATCCCTGGCCTCTTCAAGACGATCCCGAGAAACCTCTACGCGCTCGCGCGCTGCGTCGGCTGCGTAGTCAGCTTTATGGGCTGCTTCCGAAACCTCTTCGTGCTGAGACTCGAGGTGCTCAAGCGTTGGCGCGCTTGATACTCCACTGCCTTTTCCTGATGCGCCAGAGTCGCCACCTCCGTCGGAAGAGGCGAAGCGTCCATTGTCATCGCGGGGTTGGTCGTCAGCGTCGGAACGGCCGAAGCCGCCTCCGCCACCAAACCCACCACCGCCGTCATTCGGCGGCGGAGCACGCTCTTCGGGCGGCTTGGACAGGTCCTCCAGGTCACCCTTGAGTTCGGCCTCGCGTGCGGCTTTGCCCTCGTCGGTGAGTTGGATCTCGGAGTCGAATCCGTTGGGTTCGCCGAAGCGCTTGTTGGCCACCTCAGACGCGACCAGGATGCCGTTGGTCGTTGCAACCGCGTCGCCTTCCAGGATCGTCTTGCGAGTCTGCGCCGCAGTAAGCGGCGGCTCGGTCCAGAGCGGCGGGAAGCGAATATCGATCCGCTCCGGCTTGGCGTTGAAGGCCTTGGTGGCCAGCATCACCTTGACGATGCGGCGGATCTTCGGCGCGAGCTTGCGGGTCTGCTCGCTGCGGATGCGGTCGTAGAACCAGCGGAAGTCGCTGTCGCCGGTGGCGTTCATGCCCGCGGGCGACTGGCCCATCAGGATCGTGACCGGGATCTGAACGGCTGCGGCGAGGCGCAGCATGAACTTGTCGAGCGTCGCCGGGATGTCCGAGAACGACACCGATTGGCGGGTGAAGTCTTCTTTTGCCGAACCATCAGCGTCACCAGCGTCGACGACGATCGCGCGCATGACCGATCGACATAGGTCGATCATCTGCATGCGCTTTCGCATCTCCGTTTCGCCGTTCGCGCCGAGCAACTCAGCGAGCCCGGACATCTTGAAGACGGCCTGATTGGCGTCGGTGAGCAGGAGCTCGACCGCCTTCCAGCCGGTGTTGAACGCGGCGAGCGGCTGTACCGCGCGCTGTAGGACCGAGTGGTCCCAAGAGTTGTTTTGCTCGCGCTCGAGCGAGCCCGTGGTCGCGCCGCCGAAGAGCACTAGGCGGCTCTCATGCACGACCGCGATACCCATGCCCGACGCATGCGAGGACACGGCCGAGACCATGTACGTCTCGGGCTGTCCAAGCTTCGGGCTGGCGGGGTCGGTGTAGTACGTGAGCGGCCACAGGTAGCGCCGATCGAGCACGTGCACGAACGCCAGCGACTTGGCCTTCTCTGGCACCAGCGGCGTCGCGGCAGAGCGGCCGTCGTCAGCCCCGAGCACGAGCGCGGCGCCACCGTAGAGGCGCCCCCAGCGCCAGGCGTCGGCTAGTTTGGCGTCGATTCCGAGCGCTTCGAGCTGGTCGGAGAATTCGGAGTTTAGGCCAGCGTCGCCCAGGTCGAGCGTGAAGCCCTCGCGCAGGAGCTCGTCCGGCACGATATCGATCATGCGCGCGGCTAGATCATCGCCGTGATACAGGTTCGAAAGAGCCTGATCGGAGAGGCGAATGCTGCCGACGTACTGCGTATACGTCGTTTTATCGATCGACGTGCCGAAGCCGGTGACCTGGTTCTGCCAGTCGTCGAGGCGGGTCGTCACGTCAGAGAGCTTCGTGATTGCTTCACGGCTCAGGCCTCGGAGGGCTTGGATCAGCTTCGAGGACATTGGTGATTACTTGGTTCCGCTCGCTTTCTGCAGAGCGGCGAACATGCGGCTCATGCGACCGGCTGCGTGATTTGCGAGCATCAGAGCCCAGGCGCGATCGGCGTGACCTGCAGCTGTGCGCGGCGCGTCGTAGCGAACATTTCCCGCGGCAGTGACGAGCCGCCGAATCGCGTACACGTCGTCACGGAGTAACGGGATCTCGTCGACCCCGTTGAAGATGTAAGATGCGGGAAGCTCAAGTTCCTCCGACTGAATCACGTCGTAGAGCCCGGTGGCTAAGTCTTCTTTGGCACCAAGAGAGAAGTCGACTTGCTCGATCTTGGATCCGTAGGTGTTACGGATGCGCTTTGACGGGAACAGCCCGAGCCCGGTCTTATCGATCGCGAGACGCTGGCACTTGTATATGCCGATCGCCTTGGCTGAGAGGTCGTCTAGCAGCTTGTCGTCGGTGAGCTTGTGCGACTCGAGGTGGACCAGCCTACGGCGGTCACCGATTCGCTTCACTACGGCAAGTGTCGTGCGGTCGCGTGACTCGCCAATGTCGAGCCCGCCATACGCGATACCTTCGTCGACAATCGCTGCGACGAATCGCTTCGCGAATAGGTCGCTCGGGATGTACTGCAGATCATTGTCGAGGAACTTGCAGCGAAACCACTGGTCGAAGATGCGCGCGTCGCCCTTCGCCATCGCCCAACACTTGGCGAGGTCGACGGGGTATCCCTGCGCGATCGCATCGTCGATCGAGACTTCGAAATGCTTCCAGCCCTTGATCTTGCCCTTGAGGACACCGACCCAAAGCTGCTCGAATTCGTTCCCGATGCCGTTGGGCGTGGAGACGACTCGGAGGCGCCCGCCGAGCATCGTGACAGCGGCGGCCGCGTCCCAAACCTTGCCCGCGTGCTGCTGGTAGGCGTACTCGTCTAGGAAAACGTTTCCAGAGAAGCTTCGACCGCCGCTCGCCGGCAGGGCCTTGATGCGGCCACCCGACGCAAAGACGATCTCCTCAGCGTTCTCGCGAACGATGATGGCCATCTTCGATCCCAGTGCAACAAGTACCTGGGCATGGAGCTTGGCCTTAAGCAGAACCTCTTTCGACTCGCGGTCACCAACACTGATGACGGTGGTCAGCTCGCCGTGGAACGCGCCCCACAACACGGCAACCGCCGCCGTCGTGTGACTAAATCCGGTCTGGCGAGCCTTGAGGCAAATCGCATAGGCGCAGAGCTCGAGCAGCCATTCGAGCTGGAACTTTTTGAACGTTGAAAACCACGCGGCTAGCGCGGAAAACTCATTCTGGGGGAGACTCTTCCGGTATCGCGGGAGGCTCGGATGAGTCTTCAGATCCACCGATCACCTTGTCTCCAAATGCTTCACGAACGAGGCGAGACGCGGCGGCTGGGCTGGCGGCAGTTACGCCAAGCTCTTGCTTGATCGGTGCCTTAGCCCCAGCTACGTCTGCCCAAAGATCGCCCATCATCTTAGCAGCCTTGGCGTCGCCGTTGTTTACGGCGTCGATGTACAGGCGACGGGCGCCGACGCTGATGTCCCTGACTGCTTCATCTCGGTCGGCCACCATGCGCCGGTGAGCTTCAGCCGAATAGTTCTCGACCGTCGAGACCGAGCATCCCCATGTCTTCGCAAGTTCTCGCGCCGACTTGCCGCGCTGCCATTCGAGTCGCTCCATCATTCCCGCGATGTGGTCGACTCGCTCGGCTACCGACATCGGCGCCTCGCGCGCGGGTGACTCCGAGGATTCGGGGGCTGACTGGTCCGCTGTCATCGCCTCGCCCACTTCCGAGCGTCCCGAAACTCCTCTTCGACCTCGGCCTGCCGACTCAGCCGCGACCGCTCAACCGGGGTTGCCGGCGGGCTTGCGAACACTCGCTCCAGCGCTCGCGACACCGCGCGATCGAATTCGATCCGCTCCAGCAACCCAGAGGGCACGCTGGCCTGCCGTCGGAGCGGCAACTGTAGTGGCGCGTCTTGTCGCCGGATTGGGCCCGTAGTCGTAGCGGATGACTGCACTGTCGATCGATTCAGCGTGTAACAGCGGCATGTTCCGTTCGGTCAGGCCGCGGCGGACTCGCCCGTTGGCGGCGTCGCGATGGGTAGGTCTTGCGGGCTCGGGAGGCAGGGTCGACTCGGGTCGAACACCTGCCCGTCGCGGTAGCCCGCTGGCACCGTGTGCACGCCGCGTTCTGCGCAGGCTTCACACAGCACCGTATGGCAGTCGGGACAGGCGAACCCAGACCCGATCGGCGCTTCGCATTCTCCACACGCCCATTTGCCGGCCAGCGGATGCTCGACCGGAAGCAGCGTGGGTGCGCGCGACACTAAGAGTATGCCGCGCCCCCTGGCACGCCGTGACACAGTTTCCCTACACATGAACGCCGACTTTCTTCCCGATGGCATGAACCCCGCGGAAGAGCCTTTCCAGCACGAGTTTCAGCCCCTGCAGTTCGTCACCGATCCCCTGTAATTCTGGGATGATTGGCAGTTCCCCGTATCGGTCGTTCGCGATGATTTTGAACACCCGCGCGGAGTCCACTTCAAGGCGCCCTTTTGACCCGTCAGAAAAAACCGCAAACTGGCGCAGCCGACGGTACGCTGTGCGCCTGGAGCAGCCCATGATTTTGGCCGCGGCCGCCAATCGGATCCGTGTCGGGGTCACGTGCTTCTTGGTGCTCACGTCCCGAACTCCCGGTCGAAGCGGGCCATGAGGGCAGCTGTTCTGCGCGGGCGCTCCCGCGGCGCCACCTGCTGCGCCGCCTCCAGGTACGCCGCCTTGGCCGCCTTGAGCAGGTGCTCGCCTCCTGGGGCAGAGTCGTCGTACTTGCAGGCCTGGTTGCCGTACGCAGCGCGCAGCACCTGGCTCGCGCTTGGCCGATCCCTCCCGAGCGGGACCTGTGCATCAATCTTGGACGGGCCCCAGATGGTAGGCGTCTCGACCACATGTAGCTCGTAGCGCACGGTCTGCATCGGCATTATTTGATCGGCCACGCGGAACCGATCGAGCACCGTGCCCATCGTGGTGGCATCCGCCCCGGGCGAGTAGCTCAGCATCTTCGATTCAAACCCACCGCCTCCGTTTGAGTCGAGGTTACAGCTTGCGGTTCCAGGCTCGTGCCAACAATAGTGCGCAACCTCGGGCTCGACGTCGGACCACGTTTGCGGTTGATGGGGGGCGCGAGTCTTTTGGGCTGTTTGTCCAGACATGGGCGTGCTACTCCTTGTGAATCGGCGGCAATCGATCCAAGGAGCTCTCGGCGCGAGTCGGGGGCTTTTTGCGTCTCAGTGGTCCGGCTTCGGGGCTTCTCGAAACGGGTTCTCGGGATCGCCGACGCCGCAATCGCCTATGCGTTGACCAGAGCAGCACGAGGCTTGCTCGAGCTCTTTCCGGAACGCCTGCACACCGAGATCGAACCCGATGCTCAACACCGATCGGTAGTGCTCCTCGGCGTAGAGCGGGACGGTGAGGTTCACGTCGCGCAGAGTGCGGGACTTGTCGCGCGCTTCGTTGGCCTCGTCGATCGCTCGCAACGCTTCCCCGATTTCAACACTATACGCTTTCCCCTCCTCGAGGGTGAACCCATGTCCGGTTTGCGCAAGCAACCCAATCTCGAGCAGCCTGCGCACTTTGGCCCTGATGATCTCAGTCTCGGTCGGTTTCTTCTCTTCACCCATGTTCGCCTCCTCAGATTGAAATAGTGCCTTCGATCACGACCCGCTCAGCCCAGTCGCGAGCGAGAAACCCGTCTCGAACGGAGCGCGCCAGCGATTCGGCAATCAACTTGCCGATGTCGACCTGAACGTTGCGCAGATTGCCTTCCGCATCGATCAGAAAATCGCCGTCATGATCTCGCCGCCGATCGTCCAACACCGGCTCCCACACGTACTGCTCAGGCCTCGCCCAAATGAACGAATACACCCGCCGCGGCTCGACGATCGCCGCAGGGACGAACAGGGCACCGAGGCGGAGGAAGTTGCGGCGGTTCACGACGTCCACCCATCGCACTCGGTGACCACGTTCAGCTGCAGCGGCTCGGCACTCATGCGCTCAACCGAGAACTCGCGCTTCGCGTCCGATGCCTTGAAGAGCGCGAGTGCTATCTCGATCGCGGCGTCCTTGGTCGGCGCCTCGACGAACACAGCCTCGGAGCCATTGCCCATCCAACCTGAGAAGACTAGCCAGGTGGTCATTCTTCGGACTCCACTGGATCGGCGTCGTAGCGGCTGGTGCCTGGATCAGTGATCGGCATAGCGAGCCCAAACCCGCTCGGCTTTGGGTTCGTCCAGTCGAGCGGCCCAATCGCCGGTAGCGCCTTCAGCGCCCAACTCGGCGTGGACTCGTCCGGATCGGCGACCCCGCGCGCGCGCCGGATCGCGCACTCGCTCGACGCAAACTCGTTGCGCAATTCGTGCGGTAGGTTGCACCACATCTCAAGCGTTCGCCCGGGCGCCATCGCAATCCACTTGTCGGCGGCGATGGTCCAATCGACCGAGAACCAGGCGCGTGGACCGATTGGGATATCGACAATAACCAGAGGTCCCGGAGCGTTGCCTACTTGCTCCGTATCGGCTGCATTCTTCTGCCGACCCCATGCCTGCACAAACGCAACTTCCTGCCAGTCTGGGTCGCACACTGTGTCACCGATCGGCCATTCGAAGACTGATGCCTGCCTGATGCTCCACCCGTCACGCTCGAAGTCGTACTCGATGCGGATGTCATCGGCCGCGCGCACGTCGACCAGGCCGACTATCACTGCGACCGGGTTATCGAAGCTCCGCGGGCTGTCGGGATCGTTCTTGCTTCTCGGGTACCACAGATCAACCGAGAGCGTGTCGTCTCGGAAGCGAAGGTCACCTGGTGCCGTTGGCTTTTCTTTCATCATCTCTCCCTCCAATCGTCGGGTGGTTCGTGGCTCTGCTGCTGCTGATAATCGAAGCTTGCGCCCCACTCGTCGTGCTCGTCCGCCGGCTCTTGCGTGTCGACGTACTTCGTCGCTTTCGGAATGAACTCGACGTTCACGGTGCCAGATCTGCCCGCGCGCGCCTTCGCGACAATCAGTTCGCCCTTGTTGTCCTTGGTGTCGCCGGGCTTTCGGTACTGATCTTCGCGGTACAGGAAAATCACGTTGAACGAGTCCTGCTCAATCGCTCCGGAAGAGCGCAAATCGCCAAGGTTAGGCCGCTTATCAGCGCGCTTCTCGACTTCGCGATTCAGCTGCGAGAGTAGCACGATGGGCACGTCGAAGTCCTTCGCCACCGCGCACAATCCGCGCATGACGTGCTCAAGCTGGTCGTTCGTGTTCATGCCTCGCGGCAGATCTCCGAAGCCCATCAACTGCAGGTAGTCGATCGCGACGATCCCCAATCGCACCGGAAACAGTGATCGCTGGTGGCGCCTCAGCGCAGATCGGATCTCGGTCACCGTGATCGATGCCTTGTCATCGATGATGATCGGCATCTGCCGAATCGCGTTCGCTGAGTCCATAACCTTCACGAGATCCGGACCGCTGATGACGCCGGTGTCGATGCTGCGCGTATCGACCAAAGACCACTGCGCCATGAGCTTGTTGCCGATCTGATCCTTCGGCATCTCGAGCGAGAACATCACGCCGCCCGTGGCCTCGCTGTTGTCGCTTGCGCCTTGGACGAGCAGCTCGGTGACGAACGAAGTTTTGCCCATGCCAGGACGGGCGGCGACCGTCGTCACTGTGCCGCGCTTCAGGCCGGCAATGAGCCGGTTCAGCCCCTTGTAAGGTGTGAGTTTGCCGCTTGGGATCTCACCGCGGCGCTTGCGGTGCAGGTCCGCAATGCAGCCGGTCAAGATGTCTTTGACGCGCGCGCCAGTCTCCGTGCGCACGCTATCCTGGCTGATGGCGTACATCTGCGATTCGGTCGCCTCGATGAACGCCTGCACGTCTCCGACGTCCGGCCCGTATCCCGTGGCCTCGACGCGCTGGCAAAGGGCGATCAACTGCCGAAGGCGGTACTTCTCGCGGATGCGTTTGGCGTGCGGCGCGACGTTGGCCACCGACGGCACGCAGTCCGACAGCATCGCGATGTAGGGCGTGCCGCCGATCTGATCCAGCCGGCCGGCGTCCCGAAGCCAGCCGGCGACGCTCACGTAGTCGACCGGCTTGCCCGTCGCCTGCAGTGCGAGCGCCGCTTCGTAGATCCGCCGGTTGGCGTCGGCGTAGAAGTGCTCGGGGCCCAAGATCTCGGAGGCAACCAACAGGGAGTCGGGGTCGAGCAGGGCAGCCGAGAGCACGGCGGCTTCGGCGTCGAGGTCCGAAGGCGGGACGCGACCGGGGGCGGGGGCGCTCATTGGAGCCTCGCTGGCGCTGGCGGCGGCTCGGAACGGCGCTCGGGTCGTCCGGCACCGAGATCGCTCGCTGGTGGGGCAGCCAGTGGCCCGCGCTGTGCCAGCCTAGCGATCCTTTGCGCCTCAGCTCGTTGCTCAGCCGCTAGAGCGCTCGCGCGCCGTCGCGCAATCTCGTCGGGATTGGGAGCAGCGACCGAGAGAGTTTGCTGATGACCGCCGCCGCGCTCTTTGCGCCACTTCACCGCGTTGACCAACCGCGTCGTGAACGTGCCGTTCCAACTCGCCGCGGTGCGACCTTCCGCCCAGGCGACCAGGCCAACGACCTCAAGGTCCAGATCCAGCCCATGCTGCGCGCAGAACGCGCGGTGCTTGTCCGTTGGCACGAACGGGTTTGGGATCGGGAGCTCTGGAAGTACCGGTCGTCTTTTTCGCCCCTTGGGGGGCTTAGGGGGATCCTCTGCTAGGCTAGGCTTGGCTAGGCTAGGAGTGACAGGTTGTGACTCGCTGTGACTAGAGGTGACATCTGTCACGTTTTCACCAAGCGCGTCACCACGCCTTTTGTCTCGTGATTCCCGCTGCCTAGCGCGATCTGAGCGCCGACAACTCTGCGCGTGAACGAACTTCGGCCAGACCAACTTGCCATCGCGGAGCACCCACGTGCGGGACTTAAGTAGTCGTTCTAAGCCAACCGTCGTGACGTGCTCAGGTACGCCAGTGACGAGTGTGACAGCCTGTGACGGATCGTGACCGTCGCAGTCGAACACACCGGCACGATCGAACTTCCCGTGAAGCATCAACGCGAGGACGGTCTGACCTTCCCACCCGAGGGCGCGCCAACTCACGGTGTCCCGTGTGTAGTAGCGAACGTAGTCTTCGTCTTCGTAATTCACGTGACTTCCGCCCCTTCCGTCTTCGACCACCCCATCCGATCACCAGGCGCCGCGTTCGCCTTCAGCTCCTCCGCCAGCGCCCGCATACCCTTCTGAATCACCGCGATCTCGACACCGCGACGGCACGCGGACGGCTCCTCGCGATGCGCCAGCGCATACTCGGTGACGAGGCGATCGAGAGCCAGCTCGAGCCCCGGCGGCACTTCGATCGTGGTCTTTTCTTCGATTTTCGCGTTCACGCCGCACCTCTCTTCGCCTCAAAAACAGCCACCAACGCCTCGCTGATCGAGCGCACCACCGCGTGCTTCGCGCCGTTCACTCGCGCCCACTGCTCCCAGAGCAGCTGCTCCTTTGACTGCTTGCTGGTCTTCGTTTTGACCTCAAGCCACACATGCTCGGCGCGGAATCCTGGAATGATCACGAGCAGATCTGGCGTGCCCTTCGGAGCGCAATGCACGTACGCCGTCTTGCCGCCCTTGAGCACGGGCAGAACCCCAGACTGGATCCTCACGACTCGACAACCATTTGCGGTGAGAACCTGTTGGACAGCCTTGGAGAGACTCGTTTCCTCGGCTCTGCGTTTGCGTCTCGTCGGCATCACGCCGCCCTTTCGCAGTGCCCGCAGGATACGTGCCCGACGAGAAAGAAACTCGCGCCACACGAGCACTTGCGCTCGGTGACGACCGTGCTCGTCGGTGGCAGCTTCTTGCGCAGCGACGGTGCGTATTGCTGACCGAGATCGGTCAAGGTCACGGTGCGGCTTTGGGCGTGACCTCGGTGCCTTCGCGGACCGTTCCGCAGCACAAGCCCTTTGCGCTCGAGCGCAGACAAGTGATCGCGCACGGCGTTGAGTGACACGCGGGCGATGCCGAGCGCATCGCAGGCCTCCCTAACGGAAGGCGGGTACCCGCGCGCGTCGATGAAGTCGCGCCAGAACCCGAGAAGCTCGAGCTGTCGCTTGGTCGACACTACTCAATCCCTCCCACCACAACCTCAATCCTCCGAAACGCCTCCGCCAAGTCTTCGCGGCCGTGACGACGCCACTCGTTCTGCCGCTGTCGGAGCTCGAAGGTGGTGAGTTCGATGGCGAGGGAGAGGGCCTCGTTTCCGCTCCGTTGTGCCTGTGCGGCGGTAATGCGACCACGTGAACGGATGTTTTCCGTGGGGCAAAAAAGGGGCGTCATCGGGGCGCCGCCTCGCTCGACGCCGGGAACGCAAGTACCGACAACCGCTCCGATTCCCTGAACGACCGAGTAATCTCGTCATGCTTTGCGAGCCACGCTTCTCGACCGGCGTTGGTCTTGGTGTCGATGCTGTCGGCCTCGCTTTCGAGCCTTTTTCGCTTGTCGCTATTCTCTTGCAGCAAGCGCCTCGCGGCTTCGATTTCTGCCGCGGCGCGAATCAGGCCCCATGCCTTTTTGCCATCAGTAAAGTGATGATCGAGCGCCTTCTCGTAGTCGCAGTCTTGGATCGCGATCTTCATCTCCGCCCCCGCAACGCCTTCGCCAACGCCCGAAACTCCGCCAGCAACCGCCTCGACGCACGCATCACCTCCCCAGCTATTGAGAGGGCTAGGGAGTGGTGGGGGAGGCGCAACGGAATCGGAACTGTCACCATTCCGGCCTCTCGGCGTCGTCAGCCATGCATCCGCCGCAGCGCCAATGGGTGTCGCCGTCGTAGCAAGTGGTCCATCGCCACCCCTTCCGGTGCGCGGATCGCTCGGACCACGAAGTTTCGCGGCACACGACGCAGATAGGTCCGCACAGCACCTGAAGCGCGCAGACGAAGCCCCACCAGACGAATCCGAGCTTGTCACAGAAATGGTCCCAGCGGCTCATGATTTCCTCCCCAGCTCGCCACCCGCCCGCTTGCTCGAGACTTGAGAGCGGAGAGCGCGATCGGTCATCTTTTCCGAGTGCCTTCGAACAGCCTCCGCCGCCCGCGGGCTATCGGGGGGAACGAATACCCCTCGGCCGACTCCGATCATGCACGAGGGGCCGGGCCGGAGCGCGAGCGATTCAGTTGGGACGTATCGAGTTGACCCAGCCTCGAACCACTTCCGGCTCCAGCGAAGCCGGTGAACGAGTCTCACACGGGAGCGCTTGGGACCTCGGGAGAGGACACGCACCGGGGTGGCTAGGCCGCCAAAGAGTCCGTCCATGTGGAGCCAGGCGCTGGTCATGATTTCATCCCGCGGTTAGCGCGCCGCTCTTCCTTAATTGCCGTCAGCGGCGCGAGAACCAAGCAAGCCGCGAGCAACACGGCGTAAACAGCGGCGCGCGCCCAGGCGTGGACAATCACTGCGGAAGTGAGACACACGGACCAGCAAAACGTCTGAAACAACAGGTAGCTCATCGGCTGGCCTCTCTCCCGCGGGGCTTCAGGTCGGCCCCGAGCTCCCGCTTGTACTTGCGCGGGCTGAGCTTCTTCAGCATCGCGATCCCTGGATTCGAGACGTGGAAGTAGACGAGGCCGCTACTCGAGTCACCGCGGCCGTGATTGGCGAGTCCGAGCCCGACCAGCAGCTCCCACGATTCCCAGTCGGGCCCGTGCGGCTCAGCCGCGAAGTAGTTGCGGTGGCCGCGTTTGCCGACCGCATGGCGGAGCAGTTCCAGCATCTCGGCGCCGCTCTTCTCTGTGTACACGCGGTCCGCTTCGTCGAGCAGCTCCAGCACCGTCTCCCAGCCGAAGCAGGCCTGGAGGTGGCGCAACGCTTCCGGAGTTGTTCCCGGCGCCGCGTCTCGGACGCGCTCCGCGGCTTGGCGGAGTAGGGACTTGTCGAGGGTCATTCGGCGGCCTGCGCTTTCTGGCTGAGCAATTTCAGTACTCGTTCACGAAAGCCGGCTGGATCTGCGTTTGGATCCTTGCGAATGAGCCGTAGGTCATTCTTGTTCGAGCGCTGAAGCGCCAAGCACCGGTCGCACTTGACGCTTCCTGCGGCCCGTTGACGTTTGCCACACATCGAGCACAGGCCGGCGGTCTCGAGTCGAACAAGGCGCTTCGCTCGCCAGATCTTCCAAGAACTCTGGGCGCGTTCGATTGCTTCGGTTCGGTCGTTGGCCTCGACGTAGCAGATGAGGGCTCCGTCTTTTAGGTGGCTCTCAACCTCGGAACACGAAGCAACTGACCCATCCTTGCGAAACTCTACTCGGTAGATCACGACCGACCTCCAGCCGAGCCATCAGCCCGAAGCTCACCCGATCCGCCGCAGCGCCAGCAGGGAACCGGAAAGCGATCGAAAAGGTCTCCAGACCCTTTGCATTCCGGACAATCGTGGTTGCGCTCAGGCGCCCCGAGAGCGCCGCTAGACTTCGCTCGGGCTTCGATGGGGAGCTCGGTGCGGAGACAGTTGCAGAGCGGATAGTGAACGAAGTGGCGGACGAGCGGGTTGACGTAGCAAGTCCGCAGGCCAGTCGAGCGTTCGGCGGTCACTTGGGGGCCGCCTCTCCGAACTCGGGCGCGGCGATCTTCGGGACGAATCCGCCAGTGTCGAGCGCGGCGACAAGGCCGAGGTCAGCCGCCAACCGATCGATGCCCTCGTCGGGAGCGTGGAACCAAGCGGTCGATGCCTCGACGACAGGACGCATTCGGGCGATGGTCAGCTGGGCGCACTTGAGCTGGTGCGTGATTGGCCCCCGGCCGCTCGCGCACCGCTCGCCGGGGTTTTCCCCGAACGGAATCCACTTGGGCCGCCCGAAATCCGGGCAGGTGTCCGGGGTGGTCATTTGGATACCGCCTCTTCTGGCCACTCGGCGGCCATGGCCTCGGCTACCTGCTCAGGGTCGATTCCGAGCTCGAGCTCGAGGTAGCCGGCCATCATGGGGCGTTCTGCGTTCGGCAGCGTGCGTATGAAGCCGATCAGCCGGTGCATCTCCTCCACGTCGATCGGGATGTCGTTGTCTTGCTCTGGGCGCTGCGGCTTCCAGTAGCCGGGGCTCTCCTTGGCAGCCGTTCGGACATCGGCCAGCGGGGCCGCGGCGGTCTCAGCTAGCCCCGCCTTTCGCAGCGCGCAGACGAAGCGCCCGAGTACGCACGATGCGCGCAGACAAGAGACGCACACCGTCACTGGATCATTGAACGGGACTTGGGCGGGGAGTTTCACGCTCCACCTCCCACCCCAGCCACGAACCCGGTGGGGTGGCCGCGCAGTCCGTCCGAAGCTGCTTCACTGAGCGCGATGGCGAAAGCTTCAGCTTCTGGATCGGGGAAGTTGAGAGCGGCGAAGGGTCCGAAGACTTCCAGCGCCTTGTGGTCGTAGGCGCGCGCGGCCTCTACCGGATCGGTGAAGACTCCAAGGTAGAGCTGGCGCCGCTTCCCGTTGGCTTTGATCTCGCCGCCGCAGATCGAGGCCTGCCATTTGGCGGCCGCTTTGTTCCACGTAACCCCCTTGTAGCCGCCGAGCTTCTGGCGCTTGGAGCTGGTGACGTTGGTCGCGTTCTCGCGGTGGGTGGCGAAGCGGAGATTGCTCCGACGGTTGTCGAGCCCGTCACCGTTCTCGCGGTCGACCCATTGGCTCGATTCCACGCCAAGAATGAAGTGGTGCAGCGCCTGCTTCGAGCGTCGCCCGGGCAGATCGCGCTGGGCGTAGCAGCGGCCCGGATCGGACGGCTTGCGCTTTACGTGCCACTTGAGCGCCAGCACGCGTTCGGCGTCGGCAGCATCGACTAGGGCGAACAGGCCGGTGCGCCCGAGGCGGACCTGGATCGGCCCGGTCACTTGACGCCCCCGATCCGCTGGCCTTCGATCGCGACCAGTTCGAGCACCCTGGCGCGGGCCAGCCGGTCGGTGCCCATCCGGTAGGCGAGCCGTGTGGCCTCCAAAACATTGGCCGCCTGCTCGCTGGATTCACCCGTGGAACGCTTGTGGAATTCCTCTACCGCAAGCCCCGAGAACCCTTGCAAGTTCCGAGGATTCGTAAACCGCAGGTCTCGAGTTCGAATCTCGAAGTCGGCTCTGGAGTTACGCGACTCCGTAACCTCGCCGTGGAATCCCGTGCCGGCGCCCGCTTTCTTGAGGGTCTCGGCGAGGAAGTGCGCGTAGCGCTCAGTGACTTTCACGCTCGAGTGACCGAGCATTTGGCAAACCTCGTCGAGCGACCACTTGCGGCCCCACCAGCCGGCAAGCAGTGATGTCGCGCACGTGTGGCGCAGGTCGTACCAACGAACCGGACGCTTGATGCCGGCCGCCTTGAGCCAGCGTGACCAACCGCTCGGGTGACTGTCGTGCCAGCGAGCCTCATTCGTTCGCGGGGAAGGGAAGGCGAGGAGGCATTTGCGCTTTTGGCGATCGACCGCTTCCCGGGCGGCTTCGAAGCCCACGCCGAACAGTGGGACCCGGCGGATCTTCTTGTTCTTCGTCTTGCGGAAAATGACCTCGCGCCGATCTAGGTCTACGTCGGACAGCAGCAGGCGCCACTGCTCGGAATTGCGGGCGCCGCAGCCGAGCGCGAACGCAGCCGTATGCCACTCCTCGACCGGGACCGCGTTGAGAAGCGAGAGTTGTTCGTCCGGATAGAGGATGGTCCAGGACTCTTCTTCCTGGGCTTCTTTGCGGCGACCTACCCGGACTGTGCTCGCGACGTTCTCGGTCACCAGTTCGCGGTCGAGTGCCTCGGTGAGCGAGACGCGCAGGAGCGACAACGCGTTCTTGCGCGTTTGGTGATCCAGGGCGAGGGATGTCTCGAGCCACTCCAGCCAATCTAGAACGTGGACGCGACGAAGATCGCGAAGCGGCGCAGGGCCGAGGGCGCTGCCGTCGATGTAGAGCTTCCAGCGGTTCTCATCGTTCGACCAATCGGATACTTTCAGACGGCGGCGCGTTAGGAACGCGGTGCCGAACTCGGACAGCGAAAGCCCGCCCTTTTTGGGTAGCGGCCGCGTGAGTGCGAGCTCTGCCTCTTCTTTGGTCGGGAAGGTGCCGAGCGGCACGTACCGCTTGGTAAGCGGATCCTTTTTGCGCGCGCGCCACCGACCAGACGGAAGTTCTTCAAGTGCTCCGCTCATTCGCCTTCGCTTTCTAAAACCGAGAGCGCCTTTCGGCAGTCAGTCAGCACCAGCCCCGCCGCGCTCGTGGGTGAGCTGGCTATTTCGCCCAGCTTCACGATCGCATCGACCAGCGGAGCCTTGGCGGCGTGGACTCTGCGCTGGAGGTCCAAGTGATCGTCGCAGCCGCAGCGACGCGAGTCGATCAGGCGCGATGCGGCGCGGCTCGCGGGAAGTGGGGACGCGCGGTTCACTGGATCCACTTCCCGTCATCGAGCTTTGCAAACTCAGCATCGAGTAAAGGAGCCAGAGAGCCCGGCCTATCACCGGTGTCCGGAGACAGGAGCACCGCCGCAAGGTGCGCGCGAGCAGCGTTTTCGCAGCCGGCGACGCCTGCCTCGATGATTATCTGGCACATTGCCGAGATGAATGTGTTGATTACGTCGGCAGCGCTCTCGCCCAAAATGACGGCGTTCACGCGCTCCCAGATCTTCTTGTTTGGCTTGAACCCGCGCATCAGGTGCCGACCTTTTTGCCATCGAGCTGCAACTCGCCCGGACTTTCGGGAACCCAAGTGAATTCGCCGTCAGCTCCGACGGGGAAGTGTCCGCGGCAGGCAACGCAAAACGTGCCCGAGTAGAAGAAGGGATTCGCGGCGTAGGTCTCAGCAAGCGCCTGACCCATTGTGGTGACGGTGCCGCACTTGTCGTGGCGGTACGCGCGACACACGGGCCGCACGAAACCCTTCGCGCGCTCTTCATCCGAAAGCACGAGGTAGTTCTTCTGCATGCCATCGGCGCCGATGGTTGTGTCGAGGTCTTTGCGATCGCTGACTACGGACATTTAGAGAGCCCTCCGAACCCGCGCCAGCAGTTGCATCCGCATCTCTTCCCCGCTGTACGGCGCCATACAGCCCCGACCCGAAAGCACCCTGAACATCCCGACCTCAGGCTGCACCCCGCGAAACTTGCGGCACTCAGCCAACGCGCCGAGCTGCATCGCACGCGCGGCTCGAGCTTGCGTCAGCAGGTCGTCGGAGCCCCACACGTCTGCGTTGTGCAGCGACTTGTGCTGCTGCCAGGTGCCCCAAGCCCGATGAACGCGAACACCGTCGCGGTTCACGTAGGCGTCGCCCTGGTGCGGCAAGTACTCGGAGCGGGCGACGGCGGAGGAAAGCCCCGACTCCGCGATCGCCATCGTCACCAGCCGAGCGACACACTCGCGGTCGTGCTTGCACGCGGTGTCGACGGCTTCGGCGAACTCGTTAGCGTCTACCGGATCGACCTTCTTGGAGGCGTAGCGCGGGACCAGGGCGGCGATGCGGGCGGTGAGGGGTGGGGTATCACCCCGAGCAGCAGCAGAGAACGCGAGCGCGATGGCGACGCAGCCACCGATCACGAGCCAGCCGATGGTGTTTGCCGACACCCTCACACGGCACCCGCGATGCGTTCGAGCTGTCCACGCAGTTCACCGAGCTTCGCCGCAAGTGCAGTCTTTGCGATCCGCTCGGTGAGGCCCGACGCCTCGACGTCACCAAGGCGTGCAGTCCAAACGAGCGTTGGTCGATCGAATGAAGTCGACCAGGCGTTTTGAGTTTTCATTTCTTCGCATCCCTTTCAGCCAACGCATCGACGAACGACGCGAGAAACGCAGCGGCCGCATCGGGCCCTTTCGTGCGAACGATCTCCCGCAGCATCGACACCCAATCGCGCAGCGGGCCGAGATCGACTTGTCCCCGTTCGCGACGCCCGAGCGTGATCGGATGCGTATCAACGAGGGACGCCGTGCGCTCCTGCGTGATGTCGAGCTCATTGCGTGACTGGCGCAGCAAAGTCGTTGCGATGCGGTGACAAGAATCCGGGGCATCGGAATCAAGCGCGGGCGCTCTGTTGCGAATCACCCCCGTGGGTAGACTCTTCCCATGGTCACGAGAAAGATATTTCGGGCGCTCGTGTTGAAGCGGCGACGGAGAAGAAGAGGCGACTAGCGAAGGGGGGCTCGAGGACTTCATGAAAACCAGAAGAGTGAGAGAAACCGACTACGCCTGAAGATTTGAACGCACCGCTGGTCGCACTCGAATGCGCCAAGCGGGCTGCGAGAGCGCGATCCCAGCGGCGACACGCGCCCTGTATTCGCTGATCGCCATCACCTGAACCTCGACGCTCGGCCGCGCGACGTCGTACGCAACCCAGGCCTGCTCTTGGTAAGCCAAGTGCTGCTCGTGGAGCTGCGGCGAGCCGATGCGGGACGGGCGGAGGGTGGGCATTACGCGGCGCCTCGCAGAGGAGCGCCAGTTGCACGCTCTTCGCCTGTCACCAACCACTCAACGGAGCACTCCAGCGCCCTGGCGATCATCACCGCGGTTTCGGCGGATACGTGCGGCCGATTGCCGGTTTCGAGCCTACACAATTGACCCTGCGACAGGCCAATGCGGCGGCTAACATCCAACTGGCTCAGGCCGAGCGCGGTGCGGCGATCGAGACACCGCTTTCCGATTCCAGGAAAGCGAGGCTGTCGAGGCTTAGAGCGACGGGTGTCGACGCTAACGCTACCATTCAGCAATCCCGGAGACAGCCGCTTGACCCATTCCTGCTCCAACACTGCGCATTCGGTTTGGTCTTCTGTTTGCGCCAAAATGCGCAAGGTCACTCGGCCCGACATTCCGGCAATCCACGCGCGGACCGGTGCGGCTGCGGACGCCGATCGATGGCTATCCAGACGACGCGCAGGATTCGTGCTCTTCCCTACGTAACGTATCGGGCCGTCGTCCTCAGCGAGACCGTAGACGTAGTGAGTCACGCCGCCTCCGGATCCGGCGCAGAAGCCGGTTCGGCCAGTGGCTCCTCATCCCACCAAGCCGAAGCGATCCCGACCTTGGCCAGCGCGTTAGCTGTCTTTCGGCCCGGGGAGCGCTTCAGGTTGACCAACAGGCTGAGCACCGCCTGTGGGACGCCTGTCTCAGCCGCGAGCTCTTGCTGCGTCTTCTTCGACAGCACTTCCGACAGGGCTTGCGAGCCTCGTGTCTTTCGTACGGGTTGCACCCGGCCAAACTATAACGATTCGAATATATTGCAAGGATAATAAATGGGCAGCGGTAGCCTGCGCAAAGGGAACGCCACGAAATCATTCGGGATGCCGCGCGCGAAAAAAATCAAACAGGTGCCGCTCACTACTGGCGAGGGCGTACCTCCTGAAATGCAAGAACTCGCGCAGCGAGTTGATCGGGCAATGCGCCGGCGCAAGCCGCGAAAGTGGACGCAGGACGAGCTCATGGCGAAGTCCGGGGTCTCACAGCCAACGATCAGCAATCTGCTCAACGGAGCCGACCCCAAAGCCAGTACGGTTGCGCGCATCGCGCTGGCACTCGGCGTCTCTACCGACTGGATGCTGCTCGGCTCAGGTGACTCTATTCCCCTGCTACTACCACCAGTCGGCGCTCCCCAGATCCGGATCGCCGAGGGGAAGGACGAGTTGCCCGAAGCCCCGGAGAAGCCACCCGAGGCGCCGTCTGAACGCCCCACCGCTGCTGGCAAATCGAAACGGCGTGGGTGACGTAGGCGCGCGACCCGCGAGCCTCAAGAACGGCTCTCGGCTCGATGCCGCCCTCCACCACGTACACGCGGGCAACCCAGTTCGCTCCCGCCCCAGTAACGCTCGCCACGATCATTAAGCCTCCCAGCTACGCAACGCTCTAGCCACCGTGGCTATTCGGAACCCCTACGCCTAGGGGCGTCGGAGGGGTAGTCCATTCGCAGGGGGCTATGACATTGATCGTCGCTCTGTCGATTTTGCGCGCGTCGTAAGCATGCGTAACCGCTACGGCTTTCGCCGCTCTGGCTCGGGTTCGCTAATTCGAGCGAATAATTCGTCTTGTAATATATTCGACTTCGAATAATAGTGCCTCTCATGAACAGCGCAGCCCTCCCGCCCGCCCTGCTTCCGGCGGCCGCCAACGACGCCCGCCCCTTCCGCGCCGTCTACCAAACCCACGACGGCGCCCGCTCAGCCGCCCAGCGCGCCGCCCGCGCCGAGTCCCCGGTCAACCTGTGCGAGCGGGTGATCGACCTCGGTGGCATCGAAGTCTGGGCCGCCATCGACGGTGACGCCCGGTTCATCGTCGAGCTCGACACCATCGGCGGCGACATGATCGCCCGCCCGATCTCGCTGACCGAGGTCGCGCGACGCCAGCAAGCCCACCTGCGCAGCGAAGCCGCCGGGTACCTGGAAGAGGCGGCCCGGTGCACGGCTGAGGCGCTAAAGCGGCCCGAGACGAGCGCTGTCCGTCGCGAGCTCCTGCGGCGCGCGGTCGAGATGCGGGACTGGGCGCGGCGCACTGAGCTGAAGGTGATTCTGGGCACGGTGATCGACTGCGAGCTCACGTCGAGTGAGCGCGACTCGCGCGCGGAGGCGAGCCGATGAAGATCGCGATTAACACCTGCTACGGCGGTTTTAGCCTCTCGCCGGAGGCAACGCTGGAGCTTTGGAAGCGCGGCGGCCCAGTCGAGGCTACGCCGATCGACGAGTATTTCGGCGTCGACAAGGGCAAAAGCCCGGGTGAGCCGTGTGGGAAAAACGAATCACTCGCTCGGTGGCGTGAGTACCTCGCGTCGGATCGCAAGCGTTCATCTTTTGTCACGGTGTTCTCGCCAGACGAATCACTTGCGCTGTACGCGGGCCGCTTGAGCGGCGATGCGATGCGCGCCGATCCGATCCTGGTGAAGCTCATCGAGGAGATGGGCGACGCGGCGAACGGAGACTGTGCCGAGATCAAAATCGTCGATGTCCCGGATGGTGTCGATTGGGAGATCTCCGAATACGACGGACTCGAACACGTGGCCGAGAAACACAGGAGCTGGTCATGACCCACCACGAAGACTCACCGCCCGCCACTCCCTACCGCTCGGTCTTCGAGCGCGCCCAAGACATCTGCATGGCCGCACGCAAAGCCCGCGCGCGTCACGCCTACAACGTTTTCGGAGCCGCTGTTGAGGCCGAGCGCAAAGCCGCACTGGCCTGCCCGTATCAGGTTCACCACGGGCTCTACCAGGGCAAGGTCGAGGGGTTCGCCGAGTTCGCGGATGCGTTGGCCTGTTTCATCGACCACCTCGCAGATGGAGGCGGCTCGGCCTGGTACGCGCCGAAGCTGCTCGGCGAAAGCCACGATGACAAGTCGACCGGGCTGACCGACGACGAAAACGAAGCGGCCGAGCTGGCGCAGGCGGTCGGCTGATGGACAGCGAGACCGAACTGAAGCACTTGCGCGAAGCCGCGCGCTTGCTCTCGCTATGCGTCCGCATCGATTCCGGCGACGTGCCGGATCAAGAGCTGCTGACCTACTCGCTCGACCTGGCGAACTGGCTCGACGCCGAAGATAAGCGGCAGAAGGCGGGGGTGCTGTCATGAACGCCGCCCTGGAAATCCAACTCGACACGGCAGAGGACGTCACCGAAGCCTACGACGCGCTAGCCCGCAACCCAAGCATCGAAATGAAGGTCCGCGAGACCGGACTTGGCGCCACCATGGTACTGCTGTTTCAGCACGGTCAGCAGATCGCGGTCGGGCGTGGGCGTGGGCTGGTCAATGCGCTCGCGAACGCGCTGGAAGAGGTGGGGAGTGCGGGGGAGGAACCGAGATGAACGCATGGCAAGCAAAGGACGTAGTGGTCGCGCGCGAGATTCAGTTGCAACTGGTTCGCGTGCTGAAGAGTAGCGGATGCGATCATGCACAGTGCGCGACAGCCGCGATCGTAGCCGCAGCTCAGGTGTGCTCAGAATTCTCCGGCGAGCCGATGTCGGTCAGTTTGATGCACGTATCGAACGCTGCCAGCGCGATGTCAGAGGCCCAGGCGCAAGCCGAGGCAAAGACGAAGCTCGGAGGGCGACCGTCGTGATCTGCTCCTGTGGCCTCCAAGTCGAGTTCACGTCGGCAACTGCGGTCGGACCGATGCTCTCGGACTTCGCATACCTGTTCTTGGTGAACTGCAAACACTGCCACAGCACCAGGGCGGCATTGCTTTGGGAAGCGGCGGACGACGACGAGCAGCCGATCGCGGCGGAGTAGCGAAACACGTTTGCGGCAGCCTGGCTGGCGGTTTCCCAAACCCCATCCCGTTAGTCAGGCTGCCTCAAGCGCGCATCGCGCTAGATGGGAGAATTGATGTCCGATTTCAAAACGTATTGGGATTTCGAAGAAGCGGAACGTGCGGCGCTGACTCGCGAAGAGGTAGAGCGCTTCCTCGATGCTGAGCTCATGACGAAAGGCGTGCTCAAAGTCGCGCCGCTCGCACTCGACGAAGAGCCGCAGATCGATGATTTGGCCACAACCGCCTACTGCTGGGTCGACGGCTTCCCGAACGTCCTGTTCGCCACGTCGGAAGCCGCATCGGCGTTCGTGGCGCTCAAACCGACCCAGCTGGGCTCCGAGTATCTTTGCGGCGACTACCGTCAGTCGGTGAAATTCGCGAAGCTGCCCGAGGGCACCGACATCAATCAGGTCAGCGTCGCAACGCAAGACGAATTCATGCGGTGCCGGTCGAACCTCGAGAAGCGCGCCACTGTCCGATCCTCGAACAGCAAGCGGCGTGAGCAGTACGATAACGACACCAAGGCCCAAAGCAAGGTTCTGGCTGGCGTGTGGGAGGACTGGGCGCGCTGCCGCAACATCGATCAGGCCCACCGCCGCGTCGTCACTACGTTCCGCGACTACGTGAAGACGGCTGGCGATGAGCTGACCGCTGCACGCTTTCTCGTCAAGGTGTTCACGTTCGAACAGATCGACGAGGCGCGGAAGTGGCTCGGAGCTGACATTCCGGACGTAATCGCCGATAGCGAGTTCGCGGAAGTCGAGCCGGCGCCCACGAAGAAAGAGGCGCCCGAGGAGTTGTGTTTCTGATGACCAACCTCCTAACCCCAATCCTCGACGACCTCGATTACGAGATCGACGAGAAGCTCGACGAAACGATCAGCGCTATTCAGGGCATCGTTCGCCGCCAACGTGAGCTCCTCAACGCCCGTATCGCCCTGGCCCAAACCAACATCCTCGCTGAGTTCGCTGGCGTTGCCGCGGTCGCTGCTCCGCGCGTGTACCCGCGGGCGAAGAGCAAGGCGAAGAAACTGGGGAGGGCGCGGTGACACGCCGCAACCGAGAGCCCGTCCGCGTTGATTGCGCGGAGGTAAGGCGTGCCAAGTACCTCAACGTGCAGGCCATCCGCGAGTCGGATTTCGCGGTCACACCGGCCATCCTGCGCGCCCCATTCCCCCAGTCGAGTGCGGAGCTGCGGGCGGCTGCTGATCGCGCGCTGAAGGCGGAGCTCGAGGCGGCGGTTGCGGTTGCAGCGGCGATGGAGCCGAAGAAATGATCAAGTTCTTCAATACACCATGGGCCTCGGTCCCAATCATTTCGATCGACACCGAGTGCACCGGCAAACAACCGGGCAAGGACCGAGCGGTGTCGGTGGGGCTCTCCCGCTTCGAAAACGGCATCTGCGTCGGCACCTTTGAACAGTTCGTGAACCCGGGAATGCCGATCTCAGAAGAGGCGATCGGTGTCCACAAGATCACTGACGCAATGGTGGCGAGCGCGCCGACGATTCACGAGGTTTTCTCCATGCCCTCAGTCGTAGAACTGCTCGCTGGCGCGCAGCCGTGCGGCTACAACTCAGCCTTCGATCGGCACTTCGTCCCGCCGTTCGGTGATGACTGGACGTGGCCCTGGCTCGACGCGCTTGCGCTCGTCCGCAAACAGGACCGGTACGCGAAGGGCAACGGACGCCACAAGCTCGAAGCCGCGTGCGCGCGCCACGGTGTGACGCTACTCGAAGCGCACAGCGCTGGGGCCGATGCCCGGGCGGCGGGTGAGCTACTGATCAAACTCGGGCGCGAGCTGTTCCCGAAAGGCTACACGCTTGGTGATGCGCTCGGCTGGTGTCGACGCGCCGAGGCCGAAGAGTGGTTTCGGTTCAACGCGTGGCTTTCGGTACAGCCGCAGCGAGAGGCTGGCGCAGCGTGAGTGGCCGTCTCTACACGCGCAAGGAGTGCTCCTACTCCGATCTCAAGGGGGTACACATCACCGGCCTAAAGGAGATGCGCAAGTCGCCCAAGCACTACAAGCACCGGCTTGCCAAGCCACGAAAAATCACCAACGCGCTCGCGTTCGGCTCAGCCGCGCACGTGGCGGTTCTGGAGCCCGAACGCTTCATTCGAGACTACGCGATCTGGGAGAGCAAATACGATCATGGTGGCGCGCGACCGCGCAACGGAGGAGCGTGGGAGGAGTTCAAGAAGCTGAACGCTGGGCGCTCGATCATTCTCGATACCGAGTTCGACGAGGCGTGCGCGTTCAAGGATGCCGTGCGCCAAGACGCGGTGGCAATGCGCTACCTCGCAACTGGGCGCCCTGAGATCGCGATGACATGGAAGGACGCCGAGACAGGGGTCGATTGCGTGGGTCGAATCGATTGGGAGACAAAGGTCGACAGGCATCCCGCCGTGGTTGATCTCAAGTCGACGCGCGATGCTGGCGAAACCTGGTTTTCGCGTGACGTCGCGAAGCTCGACTATCACCTACAACTGGCGTTCTACGCGGACGGATATCAAGCCATCACTGGTAAGATGCCGCGCATGGTGGTGGTCGCGGTCGAGTCGGTCGAGCCGTACGACGCCGTGACCTACATCGTGCCTGAAGAGGTTCTCGAGATCGGCAGAGACGCTTATCGCGAGCTGCTGATCAAGTTCAAGCAGTGCACCGAGGCGGACGAGTGGCCCGGCCAGGGCGGCACCGAAGAGAAGATCTTGCAGCTGCCCAGCTGGGCAGTCCCGGAAGAAGAGAGCGACGACATGTCCGATCTGGACTGGAGCGAATCAGCATGAGCAACGATGAAAAACAGGTGAAGCGCCCGAGTAGCTGGGACGAGATGTTCCCGGGTCGGTTCCTGAAAGCGGGGCTATTCAAGGGCAAGGCCGTGACGCTCGAAATCAGCGACGTCACACTGGAGGAGCTGCCGAGCGACAAGGGACCGGATCAGACCCGCGGCGTGCTCTCTTTCAAGCAGACGCCGTTGCAGCTGGCGATCAATAAGACGAACGGCCTGTGCCTGCGCAAGATGTTTGGAACCAAGCCGGTCGAGTGGATCGGTAAGCGCGTTACTTTCGTGCCAGAGCTGGACAAGTTCGGCAAGGAGACGGTCGACGCGATCCGCATCCAAGGCAGCCCCGACATCGAGAGCGCGATCGATGTTGAGATCCGAATGCCGCGCAAGAAGCCGAAGAAGAGACGGCTCGTGGTGACGGGCAAGAACGCCAAGCCGGACGAGGCTCCACCGCCTGACTCTGCTCCGGACGCCGGACGTGAGCCTGACAACGACGCTCAGGAGCCGGCCACCGATCTCCAGCCGGACGAGGCCGCACAATGATCAGTGCAGTTGTAGCCGGCAATCTCGGCAAAGACGCCGAAGTGAAGAGCGTTGGCGGCCAGGATGTGTGCAGCTTCAGCGTCGCCAGCACGACGAAGGTCAAAGGCGAAGACAGCACCACATGGGTTCGCTGCTCAATGTGGGGATCGCGCGGAGCGAAACTGGCCGAGTACCTTACCAGGGGCAAAGCCGTATGTGTCTCGGGTGGGCTCACCACGCGGGAGTACGAGGGAAAGACTTACGTCGAGCTGCGCGTCGATGACGTGAAGCTGATGGGAGGCAACAAGGAATCAGGCGGCGGGTCCAGCGGCGGATCGGGTCGCGGAGGCAACTCGCGCGGAGGCAAGCAGTCGCCGCCGCCGTCGAGCGGCCAGAGCGGCGGTGGCGGTTACGACGATCACGATTACAGCGGTGACGATGACGACATTCCATTTATCGCGAACGTGAGCAGTGACTCACGCGAGCGCTGGTTCCGTTTCTGACCCAAAGACCCGCCTACACCCACCTCACCCCCACGGGGTGGGCGTTGCGACGTGTGGCCCCGAGCGTGCAGACCGATCGGGGCGACTTTCAACCAGGAGACATCGATGAAGTTCACAATCACATTCAAAGACCCGGACACAGTGAGCGACGCGATCCGCGACGCGGCGAAGCAAGAGGTCTCGCAAATCGTCGGACTGAAGTCCGAGCGCGAACGCGAAAACCTCATCGAAACTCGCTGCGAAGACATCACGGCAGTGACTGAGAAGTGGATCGAGTACGGCGAATACTTGCGGGTCGAGATCGATACTGAGGCGCAGACAGCCCGCATCTTGGAGCGCAAATGACCCCACCGAGAAGATCCGAAGCCCAGAACCTATCCGCCGCCCAAGAGCTCCACCACGACACCGAGCCACCGCCGCCGGTCGAGCCGAAGAAGCTCACGCCGATGGCCGAGGCCGTGAAGCTGGCTGGAGCGATTTCAAAGATCGACAAGCACGAGGCCGACTACATCAGCAACGCCCGAGTCCGCTACCAGGCCGAGCGTGACGCATTGCTCGCGACGGCGAGTGGCAAGGCAAAGAAGATTTTGGCGGCCGCTGCGGTCGAGGAGCCGGAAGCATGAAACTCCGCACCGTTATCGAATCTCCCTTCGGCCGCAACGTCGACGGATCCAAGTGCACCCCCGAGCAGTACGCGCGCAACGTCCGCTACCTGAACCGGGCACTCCTCGACTCGATCAGAAGAGGCGACGAAGCCCCGTACGCATCGCATCGGTTCTACCCGGGCCTACTCGATGACACGAACCAAACCGATCGCGAACTCGGCATGGCGTGCGGGCTGGTGTGGTCGGAGGCTGCGCAGCGTGTCGCGGTGTACCAGGACCACGGCATCACCGAGGGCATGCAGAAGGCGCTCGTTCAGCACCGCGAGCGTGGCATTGAGATCGTTTATCGGAGCATCGGCGCCGAACTGGAGCTCCCCTAATGCCCGGCCGCCGCACCAAAGCCGTCATGGACGAACGCGAGCGCTACCTCGAAATCGTCGGGGTCACCCCGGCTGCGTTTGAGGCCATCGTCGCGGTCGTCTGCTACGAGCTCCACGAGGGAAAGCCCGCGCCACCGGGTGAGATCCGGCGCGCGCTGAAGGTTCACGATCTGCCACTGTCCGAGCTCACCAAGGGGCTTTGGCTCACGGCAGATGGCGCGCAGAACGGCCCGAAGCTGCTCACGGCGCGGGACAGGGCGTGGCGGATGGTTGGGGTGCAGCGGCCGAAGCGGGTGGCGGCATGAGCAAAGCCCGCGTCCTGTTGGCCGATCCAGCCTGGAAATTCGGCGATGCCCTTCCCGGCAAAACCCGAGGCGCCAGCAAACAATACCGCACGCTCTCGGTCTCCGACATCGCGCGTTTCCCGCTGCCCGAACTCGCTGACAGCGCAGTGCTGTTCCTGTGGCGAGTGGCGGCGATGCAGGAAGAGGCGTTGTTCGTCTGCCGCGCGTGGGGATTCAAGCCGAAGACCGAGATCATTTGGCGCAAGCTCACACGGACCGGAAAAGAGCACTTCGGCATGGGTCGTCTAGTGCGCGCGAGCCACGAGACCTGCTTGGTGGCCACGCGCGGAAAGCCTCCAATCAGATCGCATTCTGTTCGCTCGGTCTTTGCTGCCCCAGTACAGGAGCACTCGCGCAAGCCGGACGAGTTCTACGAGCTGATCGAAGGCCTGTGTCCCGGACCATATGCCGAGCTGTTCGCGCGCCGCGTGCGGGCAGGCTGGGCGCAGTTCGGTGACCAGTTGCCGCAGGCTGCAGAGTGATTCACGGGTTCGAGAAGAGCTGACCAACCACGTAAAGGCCGCGCTGGTTCGCGGGAGGAAGAAAACGAAATGAATCTTGAAGTCGAATGCCGAACAGCAGCTGAAGCCGCCGCCGCAATCCGCGACGGGGATATACCGCTCTTGGTTGCGAGCATGCGCTTGGAGGTAAGCGTCAGCGCGCGCATTAAATGCATGGCTGGAGTCGTCACGCTGGTTGCGCTCGGAGGCGCACAGATCCGCGCCGAGTCGTGGGGGACCAGCACGCTCAACGCCGAGTCGTGGGGGACCAGCACGCTCAACGCCGAGTCGCGGGAGACCAGCACGCTCAACGCCGAGTCGCGGGAGACCAGCACGCTCAACGCC